GCTTGATCAACTTCTCTGCGATCTTCTTGGTGGTCGGCTTTAGTTCGTTGGTGGTCTCATGCTGATGACTGGAATCGATCAGTCGCTTGGTCTTGCCGCGCGCCGAAAGCTTGAGTGTGTATTCGTTCGGCCCGATGTTGACCGACATTGAACTGTCGCCCTTGGTCTCTTGATTCTCGGTATCGGTGCCTGCGGTCTCATCCTTGCCTTTCTTGGCGCCGGTACCCTGCCGCTTGTCGACGGTCCCGGTGAACGCCAGCTGGCCAGCGATGTAGCATTGGATCTCGGCACCGGCTTTTGCCGCGCGCGCGATCGGTGCCGACGGCATTGCACCAGCAAAGATCGTTACGTTTAACGTCCCGGTCATTTCCTCCTTGCTGCGTTGCAAGGTCATGTCGGTCCAGGTAGTTAGTTCGCTGCCGCCGACCAGGATGACAACCGGCTTCATGATGTCGGCGCGACACCGACTACCAACGGATTGAACCGGCCATTGGCGTCGACCCTATTACGTTGCTCCAGTTCGCGATGTCGCGTGGCATTGTTGTAAATCACATAAGACGCGACCAGCGGATGCACGCCGCCCATGAAGTCGACCGCGACCAAACCCGGCAACCGGTAGGCCAGGTCATTCATCATCTGGGTGAACTGAGTGGCGTAGTTTCGAATCTCCAGGAACAGTGCATTGTCGCAAGCGTTGTAAGCGGCCTGTGCCTCATCGGTGAGTACCGCAAGGGTAGCATCCAGCGCTGCCAACGCCTGATCGACGTAGGCATAGGTCCGTGACATTGCCGCTTCCGCCATCCCGATAGCCGCCAGGACACGATGGCGGCTTAGCACCGCTTCCTCACTTTCGACGGCGGCCCCCGCCGGCAAAGTCGAGGAAGCGGTCGCCGCGTTGGCCAACCGCCTCATAGTACGAAATTCGACATCCGGATCCTCGATGTGAATTGGAATGGTGTAGAAACCATTCGACAACGCACGATCGACATTGGTCGCTATGCTCGCCAGGCCATCGTCTTGCGCCACCTCATCCATCCGCAAAATATCTCGATGCTCGGAAGCTGGCGCATCCGGTGGCACCACTTGCTTGGTGACGTTGGCGGTGACCTGCACCAGCCGCTGCGCGGTATCGATGACGTCGCCGCGCCACGGCTGCGACACTAACGCCGGCCGATAGTCGCGAATGAAACTTGCCCGCGAAGTCGCGTTCAACGCCGATGAAATCATCCCGAACAGCATGCCGCCGATGCCAGATCCGACCGGATTGGCCTCGACAAATTCCATCTCGGCGGTGGTCTCGCCTTGGGCTTCCTCCAGCTTGTCCGAAACCTTGACGCTGCGACATGCGACCAGGTGCGTACCGCGTGTCGGATGCACCAGCATGCCAGGCTGTGGCGACTCGCACGCCATGAACAGCGCACTAGCGTCGCCGATGTGATCGTCTTCGCGGAAGTAGGCCGTCAGATGAAAGACGCGGATCTTGCGCCCCAAATCGGCGTAGGCCGTGGTTTCCGAAAACGGAAATTCTCCCTCAGCACCGCGCCGGCCGCCCTCGATGTCGGCATCGCTGCAGTAAAATTGCACACCTTTGAAGCTGGCCGGAACGACGTCCTTGCCAATGGCGCAGTTAGTACGGGACATTATTTATTGCCGTTGGCGTTATTGATGTTGCCGGTATCGCCGCCACCGCCGCCACCTTTGACGTTGACGTTGACGTTAACGTTAGCGACCGCGGCCTGGATCGCCGCTGCCGCAGCAGCGCCGTAAGCGGCGCCGGCACTGGCCGCGCCTGACGTGATGATACTGGCGGCTTGCTGCCCGCCGCTCGCCATCTGACCTGGCACTGTCGCAAACACCGAACTGAATGCTCCGCTGGCGCTATTAATGCTGGCAGCTGCCTCAGCCATGCCGCGCCCGGCATTTTCAGTCGCCATCTTTGACATATCCAATGTCTGGGTTGGCGGCGGCATGCTGGAGATACCGGAGGGCTCGGCTTTCCGCGGATCGGCTATCGGTGTCGGTGTGGTGGTGGTCGGCGGCAAACGGATCGATTTCGGTTCAAGATCTTTCTTGTTGAGTTCATCCATAAAAGATTTTGGCCCGGCCGGCGTGATCCGCGGCTTCACTTCGGTCGGCGGCTTTTCCTGAATTCGCGCCAGCTCGGTTTTCTTGGCTGCAATGGCCTGATCCAGCCGCGCTGCCTCACCCTGCCGGTTGATATAATCCTCAACCATGGCCGGCTTCAATTCGCGCTTGCTGGACACTTCCTCGATTGCCGAGATCTTCTGCGCAACCTTGGCCCGCTGAGCCTCGTATTGGGCAATCTTGCCGCTGGCGGCATCGATCGCGGTCTTTCGTTCGGCATCGAACTTTTTCTGCCGTTCCTGCTGCAACCTTTGATTACGCGCGTCCTCTGTTACTGGAGGCATCCAACCGCCACCTGATTTGAGACCCTGTGAAACAGCATTTTCCACTCCGGTCTGAATTTTTTCCGGCAACAATTCGTACACGGCAGCTGCAGTGCCAACCACCGGGACTGCCTTGAGAACCTTGCCCAGCATCTTGCGTCCAGCACCGGCCGCCGCTCCGGCCGCCGCACCGCCAGCCGCCGCCCCGGCCGCGCCAGTGCCGGCCGCAGCCGCGGCTCCCGTGGCCGTGCCGCGCAAGCTCGCCGCCGTAGCACCCCTCATGGCTGCCGCTGCCGCGGTTTGTGCTGCGGCCGAAGTCGTCATCGCTGCAACCGGCGCGGCAAAGGCGGCAACGACGGCAGTTGTAAGGGTGGCCGCAATCCCGCCGCCAGCCGCCAGTGCACGCTTTTCCTCCGGCGTAGTCGGTTCACCGCGCAAGACGTTGGTGAGGCCTTGCATAAAATTGGTAACGGCCGGTGCACTCAGCGCGAGTTCACCAAGTTTGCCGGCCGCGTCACCTGCAGCAGTCTTGAGATTTTCAAAAATGATGGCAGGATTTTCGGCCACCAGTTGACCAGTACCAGCAGCGTCTGGCTGGACACGCGCTTGCGCTTTTTGCCGTTCCCATTGTTCAGCACCCAGGATCAGTTGGTTGAGCTGGTTTAGCGCGGTTTGCGGCAAGCTAGGTAGGATCCGGCCGAGTACACCAACCCGCTCGACCTGCTCGGCCTGCTTTCGGCGAGCTTCTTTTTCTTCCTCGGTACCGGTGGTGCCGCCCGCCGCTTGGATACGCCGCTGCGTTTCGGGTTTATTGATATGCTTATCGATGTCACCCTGGAATTCATCGCGGATCCGTTGCGATGGATTACTCAGCAACTTAGGCAGGTCAGAGACCTTACCGGTAGATGGCTTGACGTTACCCTTAGAGTCGAGATCCTTTGGATCAATGAGAAGAATACCTCGATCTCGAAGCACGTTGTTCAGCTTCTTGTTATCGACAACGCCCTGCAACGAACGCTGCAGCCGGAACGTCTCATTGCCGACTCGCTGCCCGAGATCACCGGCTTGCACCAGCGTCTGCGCAATCGCTTCTGAATCCAGCGTGTAACCGGACGTCTTCAATCCGGCCATGGTGGTTCGAACGGTCTCCGGTTTCAATTCGGGATTGACCGCCAAGGCCATCGCCAAACCCTTGGAAAATCGCTGATAATCCGCGCTGAGTTTACCCGCGTCATCAACAATATCCGTGGTGGAAATATTGGCCGCCTTCACATGCTTTTTGAGTCCCTCACGGCCCTGCTCTGGCGTAAAGGTTGGATTGCGCGCCATGATGCCAGGATAGATGTCATTCTGCATATGCCGCGCCACCATCACGGCATTGCGACGCGTCTGTTCTTGAACTTCTTTTGGGCTCATTCCTGGCTTTGCTTCGGCAGCCACGTCGCCTTGAATTTCATTGACGAACTGATCGAATGCATTCTTTGGCCACGCAATCGGGGCACCTTTATAGGATGGCCCTTCTCCCGGTTTTGTTGATTTTTCTATCCTCGCCGACTCAGCCCGCTGCGCTTCCGTGGTCATCGCCTTGGTTTGCAAATCGGTACGCGAGCGATCGTAACCCGCCTCAGCAACCTTCTTTAGAGCCGCTGCCGCGCCATAAGCCGCCAGCGACAGCGCGCCAAAACTTGTCTCCAGTCGACTGATGCCAGAAGCACCTGCACCCGCTCCGGCACCAGTGATGATCGCGCCGCCCGGCGTTCGACCACCACGGCGCCGGGGCGGGACCGCGCCACCGGCCGGCGTCACCGGTACCGGACGCGGTGCGCGTACAGCACCAGCAGCGCCACCACGAACATTGACATTGATCGGCGCCCGCGCTGCCGCGCGTAACGCCGCAATGTCACGCCGCGCCTTGGCAAGGCCAGCATCATTGACCGTCAGAGATAGCCGCTGGCCGCGCAACACCGCGATATTGCGTGCCAAGGTATTGAGTTGCTTGTTGGCTGCGGTCAGCCCGCGGGCGTCGACATTGAGACTGACCCTGGTCGACTTCAAAGACCGCGCAGTCGCGAACAGTTTTTTCAACGCAGCATTGATCTTGTTGATCTGCGCTGTGCTCTGGTCGTTGACCCGGAGCGTTGCCTGTTCGACGTAGGATGCCATTTATTTTGGTTTTCCCCCGGCCAGGATCATTCGGTTTTTCATTTCCACCGCGTGAACGCGCTGGAAATTTAGAATGCGAAACGTCAATTGTCTGATGGTAAGCGGCCTGATGTCGCCAGCCGATGCCGAGTAATAGCGATAGTGCTCGACAGCTTCCGCTACTCGTCTGGCGACCCCAGAAAACGCGGCAGGATCTCATTCATGATGAACACGCCATCAGAAATCGTGATGACATCGATCGCCCATGACGGCAGCGCCGTCAGCGAAGTGCCGAGCGGCTTGCCAAGCTTCTTGATCATCATGACGGTTTGCAGCACGCCATTGTCGGCCGCCATGATGTCCTCGACGTCACCATAGGTCGAGGCATGAAACTCCAGCTCGGTAATCGCCGGCTTGCCGGCGCCGGTCGGAATGGGCGTGCCGAGTTCGTAAGTGATCGCCTTGTCCATCCCGTCGCCGTCGCGGACAATCTTGCCGGCCGGCGCCTCATCCGCGTCAAGCCGTGCAATGATGCTGCGCGCATCGATGATCGACAGCTTCGGGATGTCCATGATCCCGACCGGCATCACGGTGCCGTTGATATAATACTGCACCTGCTTGGCCATCCGCACCCGCCGCATGCGGGCCAGCCAGGCCTCGGGCTCTTTCATGCCTTGAGCTTCGGTGACGATATTGGAGAACGCCTGAAACGTCATCGGCCGCACCACCGCGCCGTCGATGACGTTTTCGCCAAGCTGGAATGAGATCGGAATCTTCTCCAGCTTGGTCCCGTTTACTTTCCCCTCTGCCATGACGTGCTCCCTATGCCGCCACCGCGAATGTCGGCGTGATCGGATTCGCCGTCGACTCCAGCGTACCGTTCGGCAGCATTTCATCGATCTCCTTGAACGAGACCGTCATCGTCACTTCATGGGTGTCGGATTTTTCGTCACCGGTACCGGTGCCCTTGACCCCGGAGTAGACCAGCCCGTTGTAATATTCGACCTGCAGATTGACGTCACTACAGCCCTGATACATCGCGAGCGGGATCCGGATGTCCCGGATGACTTTGATCTCGACCTCCGGATTGGTCGGCTGCCGTTTGACATAGCCTTGCGGCAGCGGATCATTGTTGTAAGGGCAAAGCCGCCAGGTCGGCAGATCTTCCGAGCTGAGCTTGTGCGCGATCGGCCCATAGACGGCGTCGGTGTCGCAGTCCTTGAAGGTAAGCAGGATGTTTTTGACGCCGACTTGATTTTCACAGGTCATTTGACTTCTCCTTTCTATGGTTCGGCGTCAGCAGTTGCTGAGCATGGCCGGTTGCGCGTTGATGGTGATGTTGGAGATCCGGACCGGCGGTCGATAAACGAAATCGATCCACAGTTTGCCGGGAATGCCCTGGCATTTCGGCGCCCGCTCGAAATCGGTCAGCAGTTTGATGTCCTGATCGATGTCATCGAACTCCGAGAACAGCACCCCGATGTTCGACTTGGCCCAGGCACGGAACTGACCAAGGATCAGTTTCGGATTGGTGCCGCGGATGCCGGCAGGGATCGTGGTGTTCTTGGTGAACAATCCCAGACCAACCACCTGGTTGAGCGCAATCGCCGCCGCGTCGGCCGTGGCCGCTGCAAGCCGCCGCGAATTCACATTCCACCAGGTCGAGTTCAGGCGACCATTCTCATCGTAACGGTTGTTGGTGATGTCGTTGACGATCATCGGCGCCGTCATTGCACCGGTACCGCCACTAAGCGGAACGGTGACGACGAACCCCGTAGCCTGCATCACCTGCTGTTCCTCGAACGTAAAGCACTGGAAACAGCTTTCCGGAATGCGCAAGCAAGACAGCACGCCGAAGTTCGGGCCCTGAATGCTCATCTCCGGATTGTCGACCGTCAAGCAGCAGCTCTGCGCGGCGTAGGCCGCCACCTTGAGCCAGCCAAATGACGGATCTTCGCAGCAATGCGCCAGCCGCGACACTTCCGCCGAGTTGGTGAAGTTCGAAATGATCTGACCGAAGGTGCCGGAATTGTAGGTGTAGCCATGGCCAAAGCACTGCGGCTTCATGCAGCTCCAGGCATCAGCGATGTAGGCGATCATCGCATCCTGCCACTTCGGCGAGTCGTACAGCATGCCGATGCAGCAATAGCAGCACTCACCCAGGATCGAAGCATAATCCGGTGGCGGGATGTCGACGTTGACGCCTTCTGTCAGCTGTACGAACTCCATAGTGACGCCTTGCGGCGCATAGTCGCGACGTTCATGCCAATTGTAGATGGCATTGACACAATTGCCGACGGTGCCGCCGTTCTTTGCCGTCAGGGTGATCACAGCACCAGCCGCTACCGAGTCGAACGGGAAGCCGGGCTCCAGCGCCAGGTATTCGTTGACCTGGGTGGCGATCTCGTCGGCCGTCATGCCCTCGGTAACACGAACGCTGGAATTCCAGCGACCGTCACCGATAAAGATGTCGACCCGACCATCGCTGGTTGCCGGCCCGGTGAAAGTCATCTCGTAAGATGCTTTCTGCTGCGCGCCGACACTGAGATCCTTGTGCGGGAGCGCGTAGAATTCCATCGCGCCATTGGCACAACAGCCGAACGCGGTCTTCATCGACTCCGCCAGCACGCTGCCATAACCGAACAGCGTATCGATGTCGCGCAGCGACGGGATCTTGATCAAAGCGCCGTCGATCGCGGTGCCGCTGTCGAGCATCTGGCCTTCCATCAGGATACGGCACTTGTTCGGATAGGCGTTCAGCGCATCCGAGAAACAGATCCGGATCGCACCGGACCGCAGGCTGTCAATCGACATCAGGTCTCTCCTTTTGAGCGGTTGGTGGTGGGATCAGGATTTCGGATAAGGCGCACCAGTTCCTGGTGCGGGATCTTCCGCGGCTTGCGTGGTGTTCTTGGCCGTCGGAATCGGACGCGTCTCCGAAATCGGACGCGGCTCTTTCGTTTTCGGTCCGCCAGTTGGCAGGTCGCCCTGCACTTCCAAATCATCCCAGCGATTGATGAGACCGCGGATGTAGGGAATGTCAGCGACCGGGACGAACCGATCCTGCGGGAGCATGTTGCCTTCGTAGGGGATGCTACGGCCCGGACGGGCCTTGACATAGATCATGGCCATCTCGGGCCTCCTTTGCGGTTGCACGGTAGTAAAACTCATGGACACGGCTGACATTCGTCCTGCGGCTCCGGACACTCAGGCTCGGGAATGCAAGACTCCGGGATGCACATCCGGAATCCGATGTCGCTGATCAGATCCATCACAACTTGTTCGTCTTTCATGCACCATTGGAACGTTGCGACGAACGTAAAGGTCAGCCGCGCCGCCAACGGATCGGCCTCGACCTGCAGACGGCGATAAGCAACATGCTCGCCGTTCGGACCTTTGAACTTCGAAAAGCCTTTGATCAGTCGATTGCGGATGAACTCATACGGATAGTAATTCCAGTACGGCGTGTCCTTGCCGGTGGCCTTGCTCTTGATCCGCATCGGCTGCAGCCAGAAATCGACCACGAACGTATCAGTGAGCTTGAATTCTTCGCTCGACGAACGCAGCAATTGCTCGCCGGTCGAGTTGGTGAACGCGACCAGCACCAGCGGCAACGTCGGAATATTTTCCATTGTGATGTCGACGTCGCTGACCGCCACTGATCGCGGCGGCGCGTTTAGATCAAGCGGATCGTGCAGCATCGGATAAAACCAGTCGGCAATCGCAGCTGCCACCGCCGGCAAAAATCGCTTTTCCTCGTTCTGTTCGGACTCCGGTGTTCTGGCGTCCATTACAGCCTCGACCATTCAACCCAGCGTCCGAGATGGCTGCCTTGCATGCCTTCCTTGAGCGCTTCCTTGCTCATCTTGCGGCCGGTATCGGCAAGCCAGGATGAATAGTGGAAGCTGCTGTTCTTTCCCGATCGTTTGCCATCGCTGCTGATCGTCATCGTATTCGCCGTGACCCTGGTCTTGATTGTGCCGAGCAAATTGCCGCTACGTCGCATCGGCCATTCACCAGGTGACGATCCCTTGGCATCACCACCTGGCCATTGCCGGCTGGCACCAGAACGGAATGCCGCCTCGGACGCGTTCGCGACTCGGTGCAGCCAGTTCTGAATTTCGGCATTGTTCTTTCGTGCGTGGAATGGACTCCACGGCACGAATTCGAGGGTCAGGCTCATGGCTAGATTTGCCTGTCTTCCGCAGACAGCAGATTGCGCGGCGGCGTGACTTCGGTCGACTTCTCGACCAGGTGCGCATGCAACACGATCCACGGCGTGTTGTCGTAAAATCCCATCACCTTGTACCAACGCGGCGGTGACTTGCGCCTGACCTCGTACACCCATGCTGCCGACGTGAAGTCGAGATCGACCTTGTAACGCATCGTGATCCGGTGCGTGACCCGGTTCTGACTTTCCTTGACGGCGTAACCATAGGGCGAAATGAACGAAGGCAGATTTGGCAGCGCGTAGATCTTGGCCCAGATGGTGGCGACGGGCTCGCGTGTCAGTGACATGGTCGCGGAATTCTCGACCACATCGTGCATCGTGCAGAGCGACACCCGATGACTGAATTCCGTCAACCGTGGTTGGATGACGTCAGGCATCAGATCGCACTGTCATCGTAAAGCCGCCAGGTCTCCAGTGCGCCGGAGACCATAGCGATGTTGTTGGATCCGGAGACGCCGCCGATCTTGGTTGAATTGTCCTTTCGATTGCGCTGGGTAAGCAGCTCATCACCGGGATGCTCGACAACCCAGGCGAGATACTGCAGACAACCGAGCACGATTCCGGCCGGCACTGAATTCGGATCCTTATAGCCCGCCTTGTAAGCCACCATCATGCCGCCGTTGAGATGCCAGCTGGCGCACGGATCACAGCAGTTCGACAGATCGATGAAATCCTTGACGATCGGCACCTGAATGACACGCGTCCCGATCGGAACATGAAAGGTGCGATTGTCGCTCGGATGCGAGCCGCCATACAAATAGACGTAACCATCGGCGACCGGATATTTCAGTTCGTGACGATAGGTGACCCGCCCCGGCCGCGGATGCGCCGGTCCCTCAATTGGTTCGGTGACCGTGCGCTGGCAGGCCAGCAATTGCCCGGTATACATCTCGGCCGATTCCAGTGCCGCGGCCCGATACAATTCCAGTTGCGCATCGGTGACCGCTGGAATGTCATCGGTCTTGGTGTGGCTGCGGATAACGTCGATCGACAGCCGTTCCGACCAGTCAAACTTCTCCAGCCTCTGGTCAGGCTCGAACGGTGGCCGTTCGCGCGGTCGCGGGGGCACCATCCTCAGCATTTGGCGATCCCGATATCAAAACAGTCGGTGCGGGTGTAGCAGATGCATTCGCAATCGAGCGCGGCCTGCAGCACCGTCAGGCGCCAGACCTCGCACAGCTGCGCGGCAGGTGACACCGTGACCGGGAATGAAACAATGAAGTAGCGCTGATCGACCGTCGCGGGCCCAACCGAAATGTGCGGCGTCTCAGCCATGCTGACTGGATCGATGCCGACAGCAATCATCACTTCAAAGATCGCGGTGTTGACGCCATCAGACGCCGACACATAGAAGCGTTCCTCGCCGACATAATTGGTCGACGGCATATAGGCAAAGGTACCGGCAGCATCGAGCACCAGCTTGCCGTGCTTGGCTCCGTACAGCGTCAGCAGCTTGAACGTCAGCGCCGTCAGCTCCGGATCCTTGATCATGTTGGTGAGATCGTTTTCGAGCAGCGCGTTCATCGGCGTCGAAAACTTCACCTCGGACGTCGCAGCCGGCGGCATGTTGCTGCCGACCGGTGCCGGACAGGTCTCCATCGGCTCGATCATGAATTGCGGCGTGCAGTGCAGCTCGCCGATCGGCACTGCCCAAGGGGCGTAACCGACGCTGACCTTGGTGGTGGTGCCCGGCTTCAACGCCATCTTCTGACAGCAACAGGTAAAGCAGCCAGCGTTCGCGGCTTCAATATTCTCGACGGTGAAATGATACATGGCTGCAGCGCTCCGTTGAAAGGAGACCGACGCCGGGGTTAACCGGCGTCGGGATTCGCGGTCTACTACTTCTTTGGTGCCGCGGTAGGCGGCAGTCCCTGGTCAGGCTTGTCTGGAGCGCCGCCCGGCAGTTCATTGCCCGGCGTGGCAGGCTGCTGCGGCTTCTGCGCCCAAGCCCAGACCAGTGCGCCTTGCACACTGACCAGCACCCAGGCGCCTTCCTCGGCGTTGACCTTCTCCGGCGGTGCGGTCGCAATAGCAGTGCCGTGCGGCGTTGCACCGGGAACGATCGGTTGACCGGTGCCATAGTCAGGCCGGCCAGGCAGCGAGTTGTCGATGCCCGGTTGCGAGCCCGGCAAACCCTGATCGGGACGGAGTCCCCAATTCGGCGGCAGACCCTGCCCTGGCATCGGCGGCAAGCCCGAACCCGGCGGACGGTTACCAGGATGGCCACCGCCACCCGGCAGGCCCTGATCCGGTCGGCCGCCCCACGATCCCGGCACCCAGTTGCCCGGATGACCGTAGCCAGGGAGACCCTGATCCGGATGACCGTAACCCGGCAGACCCTGATCAGGATGACCGTAGCCCGGCAAACCCTGATCGGGACGGCCGTAACCCGGCAAACCTTGATCGGGTCGGCCGCCATAAACCGGCAGCGGATAGCCTTGAACAATAACCCACATTAGCACTCACTCCTTTGTCAGTTGAAATTTTGTCGCGAAAGCCCAGGGGATCCGAAATCATTCGGGAGGTGATTAGTGATCCGCGCTGAAACAATTTCGAATCCCCCAAGCCTTCAACCAGCGCCGTCGACACAGAGGGGGCCGGGTTTACGGCGCTGGAAGCCGCTTACCTACGGCGCCGCAGGCGGGCATTGGAAGCAAGGCGGCGTCGCAAGTGTGGTCGCAGCATTGCTGGTGCACCGATTAGTGCATCGGACAACAATCATGATCTCTCTCCTTTGGATTTACGGTGTTCTTCCTTCGGCTCGAACTGCTTGTTGTAAGCAGTCACCTCGGAAGCCTTCATCGGCCTGGCGTAGCCCTTGTTGATCAGGTAATTGGCAACGTCAGCCTGCAACACGGCTTGCATGGTTTCTTTTTCCCATTCGATCTTGAAGCTCTCGCTAAAAAATCCGGGACGATATTCGAACCATTTGATTTCATCGTTCTGGCCACTGCTGACCAGCATGACAACGCCGATGCCATGATCGGAAATCGGTCTGCCATCATCACCGATAATCAGTTGATCCATGCCCGCACTCCGCTAAGTCGGCGCAGCATGCGATCTTTCCAAGCGAGATGCGGACAGACCGTTCGCTTCAATTTCACCACGACTTTCGGGTCACCTTTATCGATCTCTTGCATGACACGAATGTAACCGTCGATGTCGGCGGTGAAACTGATCTCGCCTTGCTGTCGAAATACATCGAGCCGCAGCATCATCGGCGATAGCATTTGCGGCATATCGCCGACCGCCATCTTCTCGCGCACGTTGGCAACATAGGGCGAGTAATCGGCCTCACCCTCCTTGGCAAACACGAACAGTCGACCAAGTTTTGCCTGTGCCGGTAGCTGGCCCCGGATCACGACTTCATCACCGGGGCCAACACGTAGCGCTCTGCCGATCGCGACGCGCATGCTTACTTTGGCCCGCCAAGGATCACGACAACTTCAACCTTGCCGGTGTCGCCGGAGACAGGCTCGACCTGGATAAAGGCGTCGGGCTTGCACGGCAGCGTGGCTGTGCAGACCGAGCCAGCTTTGGTACCGGCCGGAATAACGATCTGCGATTCCGGATTCGGCACGGTGCCCCACGGCGCGCGACAGGTCAGCACTTCCTCGACCGGATGCTGTGCGCCGGGCAGGCACGGATCGGCATCGCTCGGCGGTGCCGCGACGACTTCAAAAATCGCGTCGGCCACAATATCCGCAACGACGTGAAAGCTGAATCCGAAGTGGTTGTGATAACGGATGTCAACCGGAGGATTGAGGTTGACCGCCGTGATCGCTCGCCACGCCAGAACGCCCTGGTTCTGAGAAGCAACGTTGATGTTCATTTCTATAACTCCATTGATGAAGCTTGATGGATGGATGGCCCTATTCGGCCTTGGCCGGTTCAGGCTGTGGCTCGGGCTCGGGCTCATCCGATGTCTGAGTGAATTCGCCGGTTCGCATCATCCGGCGAAAATCCTCCTGATCGATGAGCCAGTTGTCCGTCGCAGAATGTGCAAAGCGCTTTTCACGCTCTTGCCGACGCTCTTGCTGGCGCTCCAGACGCTCCTGGCGCTCCTGCTGAAACCGCTCCTGACGGTCCTTGGTATCCTGGTCGGTGTCGGTCATGCTGACCTCCCGCTGGTTTGAGGTTGCGACTACGGACCGACGGTGAGGATGCGCGCCGCCGGGCAACACCCGACAAAGCCGCCGTCCTCAGCGCCGAATACGTACTGCACGCACCACGCGGTCGAGCCGCCTTCCCACTGCTCCATCCACAGCGGACGCTTGTTGACGGCATAGTAGGCCGCCTTCCAATTTCCGACCGCGACCAGGAAATCGCCAGTCGTGAACGGTACGCCATTGGAGCCCTTGGTCAGGCCCTCGGTGGCGTCCGGCAGACAGTTCGAGATCCGGATGTTCTCGCGGACGTCATTCGGCGAGTAGGTCATCAGACCATCGCCGAACAGGAAGCGACCGTTGCCATCGACCATCGCCGCCAGGTAGGCGAACATGTTCTGATGCATCACCGCCACCACCGGACCGTATTCGACCGGAGCTGACGCATAGAACAGCCGGAAGTCGATGTGGTTGAACGCAGTAGAGGGGGTCTTCATGATCGGGAAGCAACCGGCATTCATCCAACCGGCCGGTCCATCGACGCCGCCACCGACCATCAGCGAACGGTTGCGGTTGATGCGATAGGAACGCGCCACCGCATTGTTCATGAAGCCGAGCAGATCGTAATTGGCTTCGGTGAGCACTTTGCGATTGAAGCAAAACACGCCGCGCCAATCGTAGGTCTGGCCGTTCTTGAACTGGATATTGCCTTCCGGACCATACTCGGCGTCGCACTTGGCATCGCAGGTGTATTGGCCGATCGCGCCGTAATCCAGGATCTGCGGATACATGAACGATGATTTCGAGACCGTGACCGAGTTGTAAAGGTCCAGCAGCTCGGCACATTCGACGATGCAGTTGACTTCGATGCCGAGCATTTCCGGCGCAAACATCGCCGAGTCGAGGCTTCCGGCTTCGAACGCCTTGCGCTCCATCTCAGTGAAAGAGCGGATGATCTTCTGCTTTGACTCGATGCCGGTCTTCATCAGCTTGCGCACGGCAGAACGATACTGGGTGCAGTCGACCAGATTGTCCATGTCGGGGACAAAGTCGTCGTGATCACCACCCTTGTGCAGGAAGGCGCGGCGCTGCAGCTCGATTGCCGCCTTGGTGTCGCTTTCCTTGAGCACGTCACCGCCGCGCACATACGGCGCGTCGATTTCTTTTTTGACCTGGTCGAGCGCCTGTTCAAGCATCTGCTGCTTGGTGGTCAGCGCGGCATACTCGGCGGCGTGCTTGGCAACTTCGGCACGAATGGTGTCGCTGTCGGCCTTGACGCCGGAGTAGTGGGTGGTGAGATCCTTGAACTGAACGTCGATCGCGGCGCGGTTGCTCTCGATGGCGCCGACGATATCGCCGAACTCCTTGCTCAATACTGCCAGTGCGGCATCAGCCGTAACGCGATCGGCCGGCGCTTCCTTGGTCAGGAACGCGCCTTTCTGGATATGCGTATTCATGATGATTTTCCTTGATGGGTTGGGGATCAGCGCAACGCGCGCATGGCGCGTTCCTTGAGATCCGTGCAGGCCTTTAACTGTTGGGCAACATCCACCAAGGGATGGTCGGCTTGGCCGATTTGCCGCGCACCAGGCGCCAGCTCATCGAGGAACAGGTGCTCGTTGGCCTTGAGATAACGGGCCAATTTCTGCGCCTCATTCCTACTCCGACAGAACTCGCCGGCCACCAGGGCCTTTTCGAGTTCTGACAGTGTTTCGTGTGATTTGATGAAATCCATGGTGGCTTCCGGCTGCGCCGGGAAGGTGACGACGCTGACCTCGATGAGGTTGCCCTGCTTGATCACCAGATATTCGCCATCCTTGGACTTGTCGCCGTCGACAAAGGTGAATTCCTCCAGCTCAAAACCGACGGAAAAATTCAGGCCGCCGACTTTCTTGGCGACGATGTAGAGATCCTTGACGTAGGAGACGTCGAGAAACAGCTGGCCCTCGATGCGCAACTCGTCACCGATCGTCTTCAATGATTCGATATTGCCGGCAACCTGGCGGGTGTTGTGATGGTTGAGCAGTTTGATGCCGCCCGGACCATTGAGGCCATTGCGCTTGATCGACTTGTCGAACGCGCCGGCCAGCACCTTGTGGCCCATCAGGTCAGTCTTCGGCGTTGACGCGGTGCCTTTGATGTAGCCGTCTTCCAAAATGTCCGCTGACAGCGTTGCGATATCGAATTCACATTCGACGCGATCACCGGGCTTGAAGTGCTTGGTCATGACACAACCCTCATCTTGGCGTCCTTGTCGGCGGGTTTCGGTTTTGGTTCGGCTACGGGCACCTCGGGCGGTGCATCGACCGGCTCGCCATCGCTGGTCACTGCGGTGCCAGACGACAGCATCACTTGCGGGATATCGGCATTCGGTTCGAAGCCAAGGATCTCGCGCTTCTCATCCGACGTCAGGAAGTTCACACGGCTCAAGGTCTCGCCGAGCTTGGCGCGGTCTTCCCACATCGCCGGAATGGCATCGTAATCGAAGTTGACCCGCGCACCTGGCGGGCAGATCGCTGCCGTCATACCGGCCGCGATCGGGATCAGGTAACAAGGCGCCACGGTGTCCTGCCAGAAGCTGCGGCGGCTTTCCTGGTAATTGCTGGCGTATTTGGCGCTATCTGCAGATCCCAATCCCAACAAGGCAATTGGCACGCCAAATACGCCAGCAATCTGCCGGGTCATGTCGTCGAGTGGCAGCTTGGTGTGGATGTCCTTGAGATCGTTGTCGAGCTTATGGACGGTGACGGACGTATTGTAGAGAAACAGCACGCTGCCTGAATAATCTTCGCCAGGCGTGGCGTCCTCCAGATGTTTTTTCAGCGCTTCCATCTGCGTTTTCGTCAACGTCTTCTCGGCAGTGACGACGTATTTGACGTTGGGATGTCCGCTGGCGGTGTCGAGCGCGCGCTGCATCAGTGCATCGATAATGGCGATCGGCTTGGCGATGCTTTCGATCGCAGCCGGCGCCTTGTTATATTCGATCAAACCCGTCAACGACGGGAATGAGATCTCGGCGCCGTAGGATTCGTTGCGCCCGCGCCGCTCTGCCACGCGGCGCGTAGGCAATGTAATTTTGTCGGCGGTGCTGGTGCCGTATTCATAAGCCTCGACGCCGCCGCGATTGTTAAGGATGCCCTTGGTGTATTTGGCAGCGAGCGGATAGATGCCGGTCGGCGTGCCGGTCGAGCCGACGCCGACCTTGAAGTGCGCACGGCCATAGAGCATCAGGTTGAGCGAGATCCAGTATTCGAGCTGCTGACTGGTGAAATTTTCATTGGGCGATTTGAGCAGTTCGTTGATCGGCTTCAAATTGGCGGGACCGGCCTGATCGGTCTTGTTCTTGAGCGTCGGATCCGCTTCGCAGAACCACGGCACCGCCTGAACAGATGACGCCACGAAATTGGTGATGCGATACAGCTGCGGATTCTTGCGCTGCGCGGTTTCGGCGGTGACGATCGCGGCTTGCGACAGGAAGCGCACCGGCTGCCCGCCCATCATGACAATAGGCGAGATCGGTTCATCACTGTCTGCCCGATCTGGTTTCTTTTTCAGGAACAGATCGCGCAGCTGCATGTCAGCATGTCACCTTAGTTATAGAACACTGCAAAAAACAGAATGACGATGATGAAAACGCCGAACAGCAGCCACGGCACGTCACGGCGATCCATCGGTGTTCTCGGATTCATCTAGACCTGGCGGCGGTTGACGCCCGCGGTCGCCATGCGTTGCGAAGAAAGGGAGGCCGAACGCACAATGCGCGGCTGGTTGGCGGTGACGCCGTGCGACGCCGGCGCCGCCATGCGGGTTGCCGGCGCATGACTGCCGGGCTGCCGCGTCGGCATCGCTACTGAACTTTTCCTGAACTTGTTTCCACCGCAACCACAACCCATGACCGATTCCTTTGATTACCATTTGCGAAATAATTTGAAGACGCCGCCGTGCGGATCGAACGACGCGTCGCCGCCCTCCAGGCTGAGATCTTCGACCGCATACCGGGTGGCATCCCAACCGTGGTTGTTGGCGTCGACCGGTATCGGCAGAATCTTGCCACTCAGCCGTTCCATCTGCCAGCTGTAGAGCCGGGCTTCATCGCGCAGCTTTTCGCAGGATGGATCGATGACGATGTCATAGCTCTGCAGAAAGTTGATGCCGGACTTGATCGAACCCGGCCCTTTCTTGGCGCCTTCGACGTTCAGACCGCGACGACGCAGGAATTCGATGGTGCCAGGCTGGCTGGAGTCCGCCTTGACCAGATCGCGGTCATGATCGACGACGCTGCGCACCAGTAGCGGCAGATCATCCATCGGCACCCGGCCGCAGGCTTCACGCGCGATGTAGATTTGCTTGCGGTCCTCGTTGACGAACATCTTGATGACAAATGACGGATCGTTGCCAAAACCGAAATCCATGCCGTAGCGCGGCGGGATAATATCGGGATCAACCTGGAGCTGGCCGATACGCACGCCAGGAAACACCTTGCTCTCATGCCGGAGATCGTAAGCGCCTTCCCAGACGTGATTGAAACGCGCCGGGTTGCCGCGCCGCAACGTCTCCATTTCACCGACCAGCTCGGTGCCATGAAAGAACGGGTTGTCCTTGTAGTTGACCTCGGTGACGATCGATCGCGGCGGCGGCCCTTGCGGCCCGCGGAAGTAGCGATCGACCGGATCATCCGGCAGCTCCGGATTCCAGGTCCAGATAATTTCGGAGCCGGCCTTGCGGACGGTCGGCAGCAGGATCTCCATCGACTTGGTGTTGGTGGTGCGGGCTTCCTCCACCCAGACGTAGTCGGCACCCTCCAGCGAGCGGATGCTTTCCACATTGCGCTCCAGGCCGATGAACAGAAACTCCGAACCGTTGACGTGAGTGATGCTGCGATCGGTGACGGTGAACTGCGACGACAGATTAAGATCCTTGATCCGCTTTTCGATCAGCTCCTTTGACGAATCGCGAATCGAATTCTGAAACTGCCGGCAACAGACGATGCGCTTGCGCATCTTGCAGGCTTCGATCACCAGCCAGGTGGCGACCGACCAGGACTTGCCGCTTCCGCGTCCGCCGAACAGCGCCTTGTGCCGGGCTGGCGTGAACAGCGTGCGGGTAAACTTCTCGCCAAAGAACACATCGACGGCGCGCGCCTTTGGCGGCTCGGTCTGCCCGGCAATCGGTGGCGCCTGATGCTGGTTCATCAGCTTGTCAGGGCTGCGATCGTGATGCCGATGGCGACGGCAATGGCTGATGCGGCCCAACCGATCACGACGCCGATGAATAGCCCTCGAAACAACAGGCAGCACGGGCAGTCGGTGAACAGATATTGCGTGACGACAGCAGTCCAGTGGTCCTCAGACTGGCACCAGGCCGGCGCAAATCGGTGGCTGGCCCAGGCCAGCGTGTTGCTGAGTGAATTGTCGGTCCACTCGACCGGGCTGTCTTCCTCGCTCGGATCAGCCTGGGGAAGATCGCCAGGACGGAACTTCATATGGTGGATTTCCCCGTATTTTCCCGGTATTTCCAGCTATTTTGCAGCATTTCCCAAATTTTTTTGATATTCGGATTGACTATGCGGTACGGATCTCGTATTACGTACAAATGCCGGGACGATTAATGTTGCCGGAAACCCAAAGGAAACCCATTGTGAAAGCGCTCATCTTAACCTTGACGGCCAGGTCATGACCGTCATCGCCCTCAATCCGCCGTCGCCAAAGAAGTGGGATCGCGTTCGCGCCAATCCCAAAACACTGGCGATTGCCGTCATCATCGAGCTGATCATCATTGCTGCAGTGATCTTCGCCGCGTTCCAATTCGCGTATCGCTATTCCGGTGGCGACAATCTGCAATGGTGGATGGCGATCATCTGCGGCGTGGTTTATGCCGCGGTTGAATGCGCCCGCGTGCCGCTGGCCGTTGTTGCTGCCACCCATCGGCGCTGGCATGCGCGCTGGCTGGCAATTTTCATGCTGGTGTTCGCTGTCATCATCACCACCAAGAGCCTTTCCCAGGTCGGTGAGCAGATGTTTTCGCAGCGTCTGGTCGAAGTGATCAGGGCCGATACCGCCTTAAAGACTGCTGAGGCCAATAATGCCGGCACGATTGCCGACCATGCCGCCAAGATCGAACGGATCGAAGCGCTCGATGCCGAGATCGCCTCGTTCGGCAACGGCCTGAAAGAATTCGGCAAGGTGCCGGAAGCGAAACAGGTCTGCAGCGTCAGCTACACCCGTCACGGCCAGAACCGCAGCTGCCGGATGGTGACGCCACCTTGGGCCGGCGCCACGATGCAGCAGCAGCTGGTCGACAGCCGCGCCAAGCGCAACGCGATGGACGCCGAGATGGCCGCCGCCAGCAAGGCACGCGATGCTGCCACCGCAGCGATTGCCAAAGCGAGAGGCGATCACAACGTCGCGGTGATGGACAGTCAGCTGCACTCCTTTGCCGGCATGGTGTTCATGAAACCGTCAGCGGACGTCACTGACGGCGAGATCGGCACCATCAAACTGTTCTTTGTGCTGATCGGCGCATTGGCCGGAGCGATGACCGCTACGGGCCTGGCCTATTGCAGCTTCACCCGTCACCCCGAACCGAAACCGGCGAAAATCGTGCAGCCCAAGCCGGTGATTCCGGCCGCCACCATCCTGCCGGCATTGCGTGAACTCGCCACCGAACTCAAACTGGAGAAACGAAATGTCGGATAGTCCCCTGCATGAACGCGACATCGTCGCAACAGACGAAATGATCAAGACCTTGAAGGCCTCGACCTTCCGCAAATACGCCTTCGGATCCGCTGCCGTGCTGGCGGTGGTGTTCGCCGGCACCGCGGCGGTGATCTGGTCTGCCAAGTCCGGCAACGATCCGGAGCACTTGAAGGAAGCGCTGCGGCACATGCCGCCGCTGGAGGTGGTGGTCAAGCTCGACCCGAACGCGACGGTCAAGCTGGCTGATGGCGCCACGGTGACGATCGCCAACCCACCGCTGTTCAATCAGGCGCAGACCAAAGGCGGCGGTAGCGGTCGCAACAACAACGATCCGGCGATCGGCACCACGGTCACCGTGTTCAAGAACGTCGAGTATGGCGACGGCGTGATCTACACCGGCTGGAATTTTGCCAACGGTGCCGCCACCTCGCCGCACGAACAGTTTTGCTATTACAGCCAGTCGCTCAGCACCGGCAATTCGGTGCGGCAGAGCATCGGCCTGAACGGCGTGATCGAACCGACGCCGATCGGCGTCAAAGATCAGGCCGAACGTTTTTCGAGATGCCAGTGGTGGAACGGAAGCCTCGGATGACCCGAACCAAGGAGATCAAATTGATACGTCGTCGACTCGTCGTCATCGCTGCCGCATTGGCCGCGCTGACCGTCTCAATCCCGACCGCGGAAGCCTATTCCGGCCAGCACTACCGCCGCGGTTACACCCGCGGGGTGCTGAACCATCACGCCTTCAAGCACCACGCCTATGTGCATCGCCGCTACAAGCCGCGGCCTTACACCCACCACCACCGGCACTGGCACGCCGGCAAGCGGCAGAGGGCGCACTGATGCAACGGAAACTGCTCACCCTCCGGTTGGTGTTGCTGCTGCTCGGCGTGATCGCGCTGGCCACCGTGGCCAGTGCCGATGACGTCCAGGTCACTGACCAGGTTAGCGACCGGATCCGCGTGGTCGACGGCGACACCATCGAGCTGAACGGCATGCCGATCAGGATTCAGGCGATCGACACCCCGGAAACCTGGAAACCGCGCTGCCCGAATGAATACCGGCTCGGCCTGTTGGCCAAGCAACGGATGCAGCAGCTGATGGACGGCGGCGCGATGACCTACACCGTGACCGGCTTTGATCGGTTCGGCCGGATCCTGGCGAACGTCCAGGCCGGCGGCACCGATGTCGGCGAAACCTTGCTGAGGGAGGGCCACGCCCTGCCCTACGTAGCTGGCCCGGTCGACAAGGCCCGCCGGCTGGCGGTGTGGTGCCCGGCCGATCGCTAAGCATTCCAGCAAAACCTCGACCATCAAAGCCCGCCGCAGTGGCGGGCTTTTTTGCGTCAGCGTACCCAGCGGCTGAAATGCCTGCCCTGGCGTTTCTTGCCGCTGCGGCGGCGCGCAGCCGCCTTCCTGGCGGCCTGTTTCACCGCGGCACTGGCGCGCGATCCGCGAAGTTGAGGTATTGCGTACCCGGCCTTCACGATCGCACCTTGGCGCGGGCCCACAGCACGCCGTTGACCTCGCGGTAGTCGTACTCATCCTCCATCGTTGGACCAGGACACGGGCAGACGCTGTAATCGACGCCGCACACCGGGCAATTACCATCGGTGTCACACTCGGCGGCAAAGACCACCCGCTGCCAGGCGCCATGGCTGTTGATGATGCGCTGCACCATGTGGAATTTCCGTGAAAAATTCTGACAAATCCGGGAGTTTTTAGGCGGGTTGCGAGAAAACCCACCTTATTGTTGCAGTGCACCATTCGGAATTTGGCGGGCTTGGGAGGATACCCCCCCCCCGGCCGCCGTTTTGGAACCGGCTCGGAGGTGAAACCCCCTCCCCCCCCCCTATTCATTCCAGCCAAAACCGGCCGCGCAGACCTAGCGCGCGCGCTCCGTTCGTTCGTTTGATCCGGCCGCGGACTTGTGAGGACTGAAACGAAACGCGCTCCAGCGCGCTCCTATTGGCTCTTGCGGCGTTGCGGAACTTAAAAGTTAGGCAACGGTTTGCAGATCTCGCAATATCAATGGCTTAGCTGTGGCGGAACAACGGTGTTAAACTAAGTTCCATTTGTCGCTGGCTTGTCGCTGTTCCGCTTGATTGTTCCAGCTCGATTGTTCCAGCTCGATTATATTTGTTCCCAAAATGGAACCGATGCCGTTAGGCCTTGGAACCGACGGATTAAAACCCGGCTCTTAATCCTGGGAACTTTTGCCGTTTAGATCCGCGGAATTATTTTCCTGTTCTGGCGCGGCCTCATCCTGTTCTGACGCGGCCTCATGCTCGATTGCCAGCTGTGGCGCCAGTCGCGCGATATCGTCCGGGCTTAGGTAATGGTCGACGGGAACCGATATCACGTTAACGGTTCCAATGAATTGCCCTACGTTGCCGGTCACCTGCATTGGGAGAATCTTTCCCAGCAGTCCCGCAAACGCCTTGGGATGCTTGCCGGCAAGGTGGAAAAGGTAACCGGTCAAACCGTCCTTTCCCTTTCCGTCGGCGCCGTAGGCTTCTGCAGCGTCGATTATGCCGCGCTTTAAGTCGCGGGTTAGCCGGTTGTGGATTCCCGCGGTCCGCGTCACCGCCGGCTTATGGCCCGGCAAAAACGTTCCGGGCTTGCGTTCCAGATCTTGCGTCGTGGCGCGCTTGTCGCGGCGTTCAATGCCAAGTTCCGTCAATCCCTTAAACTCCGCTAGTCTAGAGGAACCGTTCCGCGTTACATGCCAGATATTAAAGCACGAAAAAACCCGCCATTACAGCGGGTTATTCCACATTGCCTATCGCACGGTAAAACTTTGTTCCTGTCAACCCCCTATTTTGAGGACATTGAGCAATTCGCGGCTTTCGACCAATGCGGCCTCAATGGCCTTAGAGCGCAGCGCGATCACCGCGCGATCGTTCCGACCGTTGCGGACGTCACGACGGTCCGAACGGGTGACAATCGTTGCCCGGTCAACCCGGACCGCTTGCGGCTTGTCGCCGTTGAAAAGCACGCCGAGATTCACGCTAGGCCATACCATGATCATGGCGCCCGAATTGTTCGTTGCCAGCGCGCTTTCCAGCTCCGCAATGTTGGACTCAATGGTTGCGGTCAAATCGGCTTTTAGGTTGATTGCGTTCATGGTCCGGTTCCTTTGGTGTGGCGCCGCGGCGCCGTTTCGATAAACCAAATCTAGTATGATATACGTATCACGTCAAGCCCGGAACCAAATTTATTTTGGCAACAAAAAAGCCCGGCTCAATTGCCGGGCTTGCTTCACTTCTCAACTACATATTTTTGGTTCAAACATTCCGGGCGGTTTTTATGTTGCTGGCAAAATTGATATCGCGGATAACCGATAAAGTAAGCGCGCGACCATTCTTCCGCATATGACATTCCCGGAACTCTTTCCGGCGCCCGTTGTCCGCCGGCAAAACCGAACGCCGCAAGAATGAAGCAAACCGCAATAGCGTGAAGCGAAATTTTCATTTTCCTATTTCCTTTCCCGGCAACCGATAGGCCTGCAATCCCTCATGACCCCATGCCGGATCATTCCGCAACGCGTGCAAGCATGAATGCCCGTTCCAGATCCGCGCATCGTACCAATAGATACAAGCAAGGCGATCTTTCCATTCCCGCCCGTGCTTATAGGCAAAAGCCTGCAACGCCGCGGTTTCATCAGCTGTCAATTCCCGGATCTTAGCCATTAGCGCGCTCCGCCGTCACAAAAGTTCCGGACCAGTGCATTCAGGATTGCGTTAATCAGTTTCATTTGCTGTTCCCTTCGTTTCGATATCCATTAGTTAGTACGTATCGCGTAACATGTCAAGCGCAACCGGGAAACATTTTCAAATAAAAAAAGCCCGGCTAACTTGCCGGGCTTTCGTTTACGCTGGCGTCAGATCAAATTTTTCGCCTAGCCATTTAACAAACGCTTTCGGTTCCTCACCGAGTTCAAACGCTTGCGCCGTTCGTTCCTCATGATCCGTTACCAGATCCGAATAGCACCATTGCCGGCTTGCCTGCATCCTGCAATCGTTTTGGAATTCATTGAATAGGTGGCGCCGCGCGACCAATGACGCCACAGCATGCGGCGCCGGCAATTCAATTCCGCCGATTGTTTGCGCGCCGTCAACCGGGACATAATCCAAAATCATTGGAATCACTTCCCAGTCATAGGAAATGCCGTCAAAAAAATCCCGGTCATGTTTGGTGCAAATATCGTAAACACTAAGCGCCCATTGCCCCAATTCAATCGACCAATGGCGCAACTCCGCGGATCCGGTATTTTTTCGCAACGCTTCCCAGTCCGCGCGCGTTGTCGCTCCGCCTACGCCTAGCGTCTTATCGTTGATCCATTCCCAGACGCAAAGCGCGGCCTCAACTTCAAGATAGGAAAATTTTGTTTCTTCCGTTTTCATGGTCTCGTTTCCCTCATTTCGATATCCATTAGTTAGTACGTCTTGCATATCACGTCAAGCCCGGATCCGAAACTTTTGCAAATAAAAAAGCCCGGCTAATTTTGCCGGGCTCTTTTGCCTCATCATGCCGCTAGCGCTTGCGGCGTTTCGTCCGCGGCCAATACCGCGGATCTCAGATAGTCCGCGGCTTTTTGCGCCGCGCTTGCCGCGGTCATGAAAGCCCTTTCATCATCTTTCAAAAGCGAAATCCAGTTAGCGACATAACCGGCATGACGTAATTCGCCGTCAATATTGAACTCCGCGCAAAGGAAAGCCGCGGCCAATTCCGCGACCAATTCCTCCGCCGCATACGCCTTGTCACCAAACCGCTTTCCGAATTCGCGATTCAAACGATGCTTTGCACCCGTCCAATGCGCCAGCTCATGAAAGCCGGTTGCGTAGTAATTCGCGGCGCCGTTGAAAGCTTCAAATGCCGGCATGGCAATGAAGTCAGTAGAAGGCGAATAATAAGCCCGGTCACCGCCGACGTCCGCGCGAAAATCGGCGCCGGTTGCCGCAATGAATTCATCTATGGTCGCGTCCCGTTCATCATCATGCCGCGGCTTGACCGGATCCGGATTAACAATCGTTGCCGGCAAGTTTTCGCATTGATCAACGTTGAAAACGGTATAGGCGCGCAGCATGGTAAAGCCCTTACCGGTTTCGCCGGTTTCCTCATTTTTCTTGCCGGCAATCGGCTTGACGAAATAGACCGTAAAACCATGCTCCCCTTTCCTGACGTTGCCACCCAAGCCTTGCGCTTGCTTGAACGTCATAAACCGCGGCGTTGCGAAACGGCCCTGAGATAGCCAAAGCAGCACGACGTTGCAGCCTGAATACGGCCGGCCGGTTGCGGCGTTGTGCGGTATGTTGCGGCCAGGAGTCGCCGACCATGGCTTGACCCATGGCGCCGTTCCAGTTTCCAGCTCCGCCAAAATTCGCGCCGTCACGTTCTGGTAAAGATTGTTTGCCATTTGCAAAACCCTCGTTTGCTTGTTTCGATATCCATTAGTTAGTACGTATAGCGTAACACGTCAAGCGCAAACCGGACTGGAACCGGAATTATTTTCAGGCATAAAAAAAACCCGGCTAAGCCGGGCTCTTTTCAGATCATGCCGCTAACGGCATTGCTTCGCGCCAGCGTTCCAGCTCTTGCGCTTCGCGCTTGCGCTTGTCTGCCATTGCCGCGTCATACAATCGGCGCCACTCCGCCGGCTTGCGCGCGCGTCGCTCCGCGCTAGGCGCCGCTAGCAACGCCGCGCGCTGCTTTGCCTGCATTGCCTTGTGAATTGCGGCGCCGTCATTGTGATTTGTCCCGCTAGCGCAGCTGCAATTATGCGAAGTGAAAACGCGTTGCAGCTCCGCGCGCTGCTTTGCCCTAATAGCGGTTTCAACGGCCAAGCCATAGGCCTGACGTTCCGCGCGCGGCATAGCAGATAAGCCATTGCGCGCGGCCTTGCGATGCTTTGCCATGCCGGCCAGCTCCGGATAAACCGGGCCAAATTGTTCCGGTGCCATTTTCATTTGGTATATTCCAAAACTTTCGGAAACTTTGCCATGGCAAGCTTGCACGTCATGCTCGGATCTTTTTTGTATTCCACTTCGAATTCCATCTGACTCGACATGAACGTGATAGTCGGGGCATTGACGGTTTCGACGTCGACGCCCAATGTTTTCAGCGATGAAAGCACAACCTTTAGCGCGCTAGGCTGAATCGTCAGATTGTCACACTTGCGCATAGCGGCAACAACTGTTCCCATGTTTTCAATAGCCTCAGTTTTTTGACTATTGCTAAGATCATTCTTTCCGCCGGCATTTGCCATGCAAATACCGGAACCGAAAAAACCCGCAACCACGATAGCAGTAAGACAAGCGCGTTTCATTTTTCATTCTCCGATTAGGTGCGGCCTCGCCGCGTTTCGATATCCATTAGTTAGTACGTATCCTGTACTAAGTCAAGCGCAATCGGGAAATAAAAAAGCCCGGCTAAGCCGGGCTTTCGGATCCGGCTAAGCCGGGCTCTATGCGTTTGCGCGCCTATCCTCCGCCATACGTTGATAGCTTGCATCATTCGGAACGCCGCGGATCATTCGCGCAGAATTATTCGGGCAAACCTGATTCTCCAGTTCATACGTAAAATATTTTCCGTTCCGGCTAACCCGCAATAGCAGCGCGTCAGCATGCAAACCAGCGTCCGCAATATAACCGTTTGTGTGATAGTCCGGATGAAAGCAGAACGCAATTTCATCGCCAGCGCGAAGTGTTTTCAGAATGCTTGAAACCGGCGTATGTTGATCATGATAAATCGAAACCAATTCAAAGCATGACGCGGCGCCGCGCTCCAGCGCGTCACGTCCGCGCGTCGTTTCCAGTCGCGTCTCGCAATTTTCCAGCTTATACTCTTGATCCGTTTCAAATGGCGCCGCGTTGTATTTCTTGCGCTTGATAAGCGCAACCCGGCCGGCCGGATAAGCCGGCGTATTGAGATGGATGGAAATTTGATCCGCCTTGCGAATAGCGGCAATGTCCGTTTTGGTAAGAGCAGGCATTTTGAATTCCCTCGTTAGCGCCGCGGCGCCGTTTCTGATATCCATTAGTTAGTACGTCATGCATATCATGTCAAGCGCGACAGAACAAAATAAAACCCGCGTTAGCGGGTTTTTGTTTTCGGTTGATACGGCTCAAAATAGTGTTGGCCTATTTCCTCGCCTAGCGTCTTGCCGGCATACCTGACGCTAGGCCTGTCTCCTGCAATCAACGCGCCGCAAACGATGCAAATAGCAATTAGATGGATAATGGCTTTCATTTCGGAAAGCCTTTCGACGCGGCGAATTCCCAAGCCTCAGCCTCCGATTCAAAAACCGGAAATTTCATTTCGACCAATTCACCCGCGGCATTGTAGAACGAACGTTGCCCCATGACTGCCGCGCGCGACGCTGGCGCCTCCGTTCCCAATTCACCGGGAATAGATCCGACAAAGCCAAACTTGCCGGACGGAAACTTGATAACGTGCAATCCCATCTTGCCGAACATGTTAAAACCTTTCGCCGTTTTCTATGAATTCGTATTGGTTTGCCTCGATTGTTTCCGCAACCTGTTCATCGCTGTTCTGGTAATTGTATTCCGCCTCCAGCGCGCGATAAATCCAGTCCGCGAAACCGCGCAACGTGTCACGCAATGCGGTTTCATCCTCTTGCGTCACTTCCCTGTCATCGCCGTCCGCGTCAACCGCGCTAGCGTCAACCTGCATCATGCCGCTATGGCTGTAATTGCCACGATGCAAACTGACCGTTGCCGCTAGGCGCCGGTCATACTTGACCTGCAATGCATCCAGCTCCGCCGCAATAGCGTGCAAGCCCTCATCCGTCGGCGCATACGCTTTGACACGTTCCAGCGCGGATCCGGTTTCGAACGAAACCAAATTTCCCTCAAAACTGGCGCCGTCACCTTGCGACCAAAACCCGGACCAATTGATAGCCGGGACTTGCCGGACCTTGCCGCTAACGGTTTTAACGTCCCGTTGTTTGATCTCGATTCCCAGGAGTCCGGCAATCCGCTCCGCGTCCTCAATGACGAATTCCGAAAACGAATTGTCACCCGCGTCCGCTTCGCGGTACCAATCGCGCGCTTTGACTTTCGCCGCGTCGCTCAACTCGCCGTATTGATAAACTTTGGTTTCAACGACTCTCATCGGTCCGACTCCCTCGCAATTTTTTCGCAGGCATACCAGACCATAAGATTCTTGAATTGATCCAGCCCGGAAAGCATATCCGCGCGACCGAAACCGCTAATCATTTCGGCAACGTTTTTGCAGCCCATTTCTTCCGCGTCCTCGACTGCCATATCCCAAATTTCATCGCCGAACGCGTCAAAAATTTCGACCGTATCGCGAGTGTAAGTAATATGCGGATAACCCGCGTCCGCACCATGCCGCGCAATGTCCCGCGCGTTTTCGTCCAAATTGGCTTTGAACCAAGCCTTGAACGTTGTTTCTGTGATAGCCATAACCAAAGCCTCGTTTCGTTGTTTCGATATCCATTAGTTAGTACGTCTTGCGTAACAAGTCAAGCGCAATCGTTGCCAACATTCAAAAGAAAAAAGCCCGATCTAAACCGGGCTTTCAATCAATGCGGTATAGGTCGAACAATCCGCGGCCAATACGCCAAACTGCCGCGCGTCATGCCAGCTCATAAAACCAGCGTCCTCGCAATCTACAATCGATCCGCCTAACCATTTCGCGAATTGATCCGCCGCGGCGATTTCAGAATCTTCCATGCCGCTACTATCGCCGTTGATGAAATAGGACGCCCAATAACTCGGCGCCGTTCCAGTGATAGATTCCAAAGCCATTTTGTTTCGCTCCTTAATCGCCGATATAGGCATACCATTTGCCGTCATCGCCCTTATAGAGCGATCCGGAAACGCTACCCTGTTCTGCAGCTGCCAAATATTTCTCATCGGAGTCGAAACGTTCCATTTGCCGGATCCAACTCGCAACCTCTTGCGTTACCAGCGCGTTCAATTCCAGATCCGACCATGCCGCTATCTCATCTGCGGACCATGCGCCAAATCCCTTGAAATAACGCCGCGCATTGTCGCGCATTGTGTCATCCGTCAAAAGCAAATGCTCCGCGGCATAGGCTTTCGAATTGTTCCAAGTAATTTTAGCGGCGTCCGGACCTAGCTCCGCCTGACTTCCTGACATAATCGGACAATCGTCCGCGTCATCGATCATATGTGTAACGTCAAGTTCCATTGTCCTGTTTCCCTTGTTTTGATAGGCCTGAGTTAGTACGCCTAATGTACTAAGTCAAGCGCAATCGTCAAAATTATTTTTGCCCTTTCGAATCTTTTCTCTTGACCTGTTACGTATGGCGTACTAGAACAGATCCAACGCCGCGGGAAATGGTTTCCGCCGACAAGTCGAAAGGCTCCAAATGATAACCAAAACTTTTGAACCGCTCCGACCATTGGTCGCGCCAGACAACGGCTCCGCCTTCTATCATGTTGGAGTTTTCGGCCAGCAGCGCGTCCACTACGGTGAAAGCCATTGGCCAAGCCGCAGCTACTGGCTAGTTCCCGGATCCGGGGACTAGCACCGGCCCCCGCGGCCCACCGCCCGGCGGCGGTCCCGCTCGACCGATGGGCTCCGGGGTACGTGGGCTCCGGGGTACGCGCACGCTCCGGGATACCGATGGGCTCCGGGGTACGCACGCTCCGGGGTACCGATGGGCTCCGGGGTACCGATGGGCTCCGGGGTACGGCTGCGCTCCAGGGTACACCGCTGTCACGGCGCCGCGTCTGGATCGCTACGCAGATCTTCACTAACCTCAAACAAATCCGCTTGTCGCGCCTCACGCACAATCTCAATCTGCCACTGATGCCTGGCGCAATATTCCCACACCCGCAGCCTGGACCAGCCTTTCAAGAAACGCAGGATCGGCGCGGTCTCCCGCACTACGTCATTGATCATCACAATGCCAGCCGCAAACTTTCGATTGCGGATCTGAACCAGGGTCTCGCTCGCATTGATTTCCTGCATCCAAATTTTTTCAGATCAGGGTACCACCTGGGTTTCGAGGGGGTGTCACCCTGGTTTCGGGGGTGTCACCTGGGTTTCGGGGTGTCACCCTGGTTTCGGGGGTGTCGCCTGGGTTTCGGCATGTCACCTTGGTTTCGGGGGTGTCGCCTGGGTTTCAGCCAGGGGTATCACCTGGGATTTTGCCCTCGATGCCGGTTGCGATGATGTCGGTTGCGATTTTGCCTTTGGTTTCGAACTCCACCATCCGACAAGCGTCTGTAATCCATTACGCAACGCATCCAATTCATCAACACCGATCGCCGCCTGATCCTGCTCGCACACCGCCCGCACCATCCGCTCCGCCGCCGCACCCGTCAGCTGCAGCGCACGCCGCGCGCCAACATAATCATCGATCACCCGCGCATGCCGGCGCGCTTCCCTCAACCCCTTGATGCTGTCCGGATCCGGCGCCGTGCCACCGCTCGGATCCAGCCGCGCCGTCTGCGGCAACTTTGGTCCGTGACACGCCGCGCTGTACTCACTGACCAACGTCGCCCAGCGCTTGCCCGCCGAATACTGCAGCGGCGAAATTTTTTCATCCATGTGCAGCCGCCCCAACATCGTCCCCCACTCCGCCGGCCGGCACCCTGCCAGCACCAGATCGCGCACCCGCCGCGTCTCCGACGGTGGCGGCAACGCCACATGCGTCTTGATGCTGATCCGCCCGGAAGGCTTGCGCATCGCCATAGGTTTGCGTCGTGACATGATTTCAACTCCTGACAATTTCGGCGCCAGGGAAACGCTGCCTGACTTCGCCGATGGTCCGTAGTGCTTCGATCTGTCCAAACAATGCCGCGATCTCATCCGGCGTGATGTGAATGACCTTGTCGCCGTAAGCCTCACGCGCCCGCTCACCCGCCGCCTTCTGCGCGCCGATCGCCACCACGATCCCACTGCGCGGATCTCGCCCCACCTGGTACGCCTCATCTGGAACGTCAGCCGCCTCCAGCGCCGCAGCCGCCGCCACATAGCCACGGACCATCGCCGCGCCCTGCCGGTCTACATCGATCCGCGCCCCCCTGATCACCGCCTCAACCCACAGGTTCCGTTGATCCGCCAGCCGCGCCGCCAGGTCGGCGTCGACCCGCTGCAGCGTCAACATCGTCCACCGCATTTCGAATGCCTGTGCCGCCTCCGAAATCCGTTGCAACCAAAGCGAGACGCTATCAGAAACCGACAGGGTGACTTCCCTAACCATCACCAGCTCCGATCTGCGCGCATGAGTGGCGACGGATCGAAGGCCGCTCCGGCGTGACGGCTTCCCCCGGCCGACCCCATTCTGCTCCACACCCTGTATCTCTCACGACCCTTCTCCCTTTGTTCTCTTTTCTGTTCATTCTCTTCGTAAGCTCTGATTCTCTCTTTCTAACTGTCACTACCTGTCACTAAAACAAAGGATCCTTAGAGATATCAATGCGCTGCCCCTCAGTGTCAGGTTCGGTGACAGCGTCAGTGACGGTTTTTTCCGATGCGTGTCGGTCACCTTTTTCGTGACTGCCGTGACGGTTAGATTTTCCCGATCCTGTCACCGATTTTTCATGCGCTACACGCATAGCTAAAATGGAAGACTTACTGTCCCAAATCGATGGAATTGGCTGGTTCGGGTTCTCATCCGCGGCGCTGGTCGATGCCGTCTTACTTTGATAAACGAACGCCGACGACGTCACCGTATTGCGCCAGTGCCGCTTGCCTTCGGCGTTCAGACTGATGCCGGCATAGTAGCGCCGAGCATTGCTGCGCAACTCCTTGGCGTCAGCTGCGATTCGCTCATCGGCCAGGGCCCGGATCGCCAGGCCGATCTTCTCGCTGGCCGGGGCTCCGCCGCGGTTGTCGCTCTTGTGCTCGGACCACCACGACGTATGCGCCGCCACAAAGTCCGGCACCGACACCATGCCGTTCGGATTGAACGTCACACATTCCTGGATAAATTCAGCGACCATGTTGCTGTTCAACCGCACCTGCTCAGCAGCAGCCCTGGACTCCGTCGGCAGCACGAACACGCCGCGGGCCAGGACACGGCGCAAGCCCTCGATTGCCCAGGCCAGGATGCCTTCTGCCTCAGTGGCCAGCACCAGCGCCGATGGCTTGCTATAACCACGCGCCCGCGCCTCGACCGCGGCGCCAACCGGGTTGTCCTCATCGAACTTGCGCCGGCAATCGATCACCACGATCCGGTTGACAATCGCGTCAGTCGCTTCTCTGAACTGCGGTGGTGAGTTGGAGCCCCAAAAAATCGGCGCGGTGAACTCCGCGTCGAACATCTTGCCGCCCTTCATGTTGATCGGGATCGGCTCACCGGAGATGATCGCTTTGACGATCGACGACAGATGCCACTTGCCGGAATCAAACGCCTCATGCAGCACCCAGGGCTCGCGCTTCACGAATGAAATCGTCTTGTGCGGATTGTCACCGCTCAGCGTATCCAGCGACGTGGCGTTGACGCGTGACCCGAACAGGCCGGCCATCACATTGATCAGCCCGCTCTTGCCGTAGTTGGATCCGCCGACAAATATCAGCGCGCGCGACAGCGCCTTGTCCTTGGCGTCGATCAGGCCGAGCCCCAGAATTTCCTGCAGCAGCTGGACGTGCATGGCCCGGCTCTCCGGAGTGCGATCGGCAAATGCGTCCTCCAGCATCTGCAGCCACCACGGACATGCGGCTTGCGGATTGAAGGCGTGCTCGATGCGCCAGGTGGTGAAGTGCTCCGGCTCCGGCGGGATCACCTCACCGGTTACCGGATGGATCAGCCCGGAGCGCGTCGGCACCATGCCGTGCCGGTTGAATGGCACCTGGCGCCGCTGCAGCTCCGGCGAGCGCAGAATATAGGCCCGCGCCTCACCGACCAGCTTCATCGTGCTCTCAATTTTGAGGCCGCGGGCGGCTTCCTCGATGTTGCTGTTGAGCCAGGCCGTCAGCGCCTTGTCGCCCTCGACCACGCGCCACAGCCCATCCTGGTAGTGATAGTCGCCGACCTCGGTGAACATCACCTGCTGGCCGCGCTGATCCATCACAGCCAGCACCGCGTCCGCCAGGATGATGTGCAGCGCGGTCGGCTTCGGCTTGCGCTTGAGCCTGGCCTTGGCACCGTCCTGGATACCGACGACATTGTCAGGCCCGGCTCCGCTGCTGCCGTCCGGTGCGGCCGGCGCGGCATTGCCGCTGCCGGCGCCGGTTGACAAATCGGCCTGATTTTCGGATCCGGTTGCGGAACTGTCCTCAGCTCCGGATCCGTCGCTAAGTGTTTCATGTGAAACAACGTTTTGTTGATTTTGCTCAGGAATTTTCCCAAATTCCTTTGGAGTTGCCGATTCCCTTGGAACTTTGGGCGGGTATTTGACCAGCGCCGACGCCGTCAGATCGCGGATCTTCTTTTCCTCGATGTGCCATTTCCACTTGGCGCCGATCGCCCCCACCGCCTCCCGCGTCGCCTCCATCAATAGCTCGACCACCTCATCCGGATCGTGGCCGGCCTTGATCAGCGACGCCGAGACGTCGCGTTGGGTGACGTGAACGTTGCCCGGCGCCATCGCGGCCAGCATCGCCTCGACATCGATCGCCGGCCGGAAGCCCCATTTCTTGCCGAACGCCATGAACGGGTTGACCGGCTCCGGTTCGCTAACGCGAGCTGGACCCTGCACAGCCTTTGCACCGGGCGGCTTGCGGGTCAGGATCGGTGTCGCTTCCGCCAGCCAGGCCTCCAGATCGTCCAGTTCATAGCGTGGGCCGTTCAGGAATTCACACACCACCTCGCGGACGTCGCCGTATTTGCTGTTGTGCGTGCCTGGCAGCCGCATCAGGCGCGATACTTCGCAGACACTGGGATCTCCGCCCGTCACCTCCGCCAGCCGCCTCAGCGCGTCCTCCAGGCGTTCCAGATTGGCCTGGGTGTCGATGCCTTCCTTGAATAGCCAATAGCTGTGCAGGCCGCCGCCGCTGCGCACCCGGATGGTGGGCGGGCAGCCAAGCCGTTCCAGCAAGCCATAAATCGTTGGCACGTCCTCGACGATGTCCTTGTAGTCGAGATCGTTGAACAAGCCGGGCGTCTCGCGCACCGTCTCCTTGTTCCGGGTGGCGGACCCCTCCGCCAGCGTCGAGGTGCAGAAAAACATGCCGCGCCGGTTGCGATCGTGCTTGGCAATAAAACTCAGCAGCCGATCGCCCTCGCGGGTCAGCAGCTGGCGCTTGATCGGCGCCTCATCGGGATCGCCCTTGTCATTGGCCAGCGTCTGGAAAAACACCGGGCATGACGTCGAGGCCCCGAACATCGCCGTGATGAATTCGAGTGCTTTCAAGGTAACCGGTTCGTTCTGGCTTGCGGCTTGCGCCATTGCTGACTTGTGTTCCGATCATGGCCGTCCGCTAAAAAAAGGACCGGCGCGCAAGCCATCAGCCTACGCGCCAGTGCGTCCTTGACTTAGAACCGCGGCTTGGTCGCACCACCTGCCGCGCTGGCCGCCGCTGCCGGCTGCGGCGTCACCGGCTTGGCGGGTGCCGGCTGCGGCTGCGGCTGCGGTTGCTTGGACGGCTCGGGTTGCGTTGCCGGCTTGTCCGGTGCCGGTGCTGGCGCCGGCTTATCATCAGGCTCGTCGCCACCTGTCACCTCACCGTCGGCAAACACGCCCTTGGTTTCCCAACCGACAATCTTGAGCACCGGCACTTTGATGCGACCGAATTCCTTGTTCGGGTGGTTGTAAGCGCCGACGCCCAGCTCGATGATCGGATACTCATCCGGGTGCTGCGCCATCACCTTGCCGTAGGCCTTGCACAGATCGCCGATCGCATTGAGGCCGCCTTTGGATGACGACGCGAACGTGTAGAGTTCGGAATCATCGACGCCCCAGAACAAAAGATAGTTCGAGAACTGCCAGGGATCTTTCTCCTTGCCCTGGTTATCGACCTCCCACATCGTCTTGTCGGTATCGCCGAGTTCATTGCGGCGCGGCGGCTGATAATTGTCGACGACGCGGCCCATGATGTGATCGGTCGGCTTGTTGTTTTCCCACCGGATCCAGCCGACCATCAGCTCATCCATGTTGACGACATACTTGGTGCCGGCGGCGACTTCCTCATCTTCCTGGCCGGCGAGATAGTCACCCTTGGTAAAGCGCAACAAGGTGCCGACGATCTGCTTTTGCGAAGCCTGCTCACCATAGCTGGTGAACACGTTCTTGGATCCGCTCGCAACTTCGGTATTCTGCCTCTGTGCTGGGATACTCATTACATTTTCCCGTTTCTAGTTGCTGGTTTACAATTGGACACGGCGATTGCCGGGCCCCATCAGGCCGCCTTTGTCTTGGATGACGACCCGACCTGGATCGTGAGCCGTTCACCTGGCTCACCCGTTGTCTCGAATTGCGTGACGTCGATGCCGGCGGCAATCGCCGCTTCCTTGAGCGCCTTGTTGTCGATGCCGGCGCGGCCCTTGACCGAACTCCAACTGATGACGCCAGGAATTTTGCGGACGCCTTTCTCGCGTAGCCGCGTCTTGATCGCGTCCTGCAGCTCGCGCACTTGTGCATCCTTGGCGTCGCGCACCGCCTCTGCGGCCTTGACCTCCAGCGCCATGTCGGTGATCTCGGCGGCGAATTGCGGCTCGACCGGCAGATCGGCAAACGGCAGGTTGCGTCGCTGCACGCCGCAGGCCCGCGTGAACGGGCAATAATTGCATTCACTGCCGCCAGCGATCCAACCCTCCGGCTTGAGCTGGTCGATGTTCTGCGCTGTCATGATCAGCGCGGCGCGGTCCTTGCCGATCTCGTACAGCCGCGGCTCAAACGCGATCACGAATTCCTTGACCTCATTCCAGAATGACGCGTCGGTGTAGCTCAGCAGCGAATGCGTCGGTTTGAATTCAGTCTGCTCGCGCACCAGGCCCATCTGGATCTGCACCTGGTAAAGGTTGGTCGACTTCGGGTCGGTCAGATTGGTGCGTGGATCCGCGGTCTTGCATTCGGCCATGATGCAGTCGGCGTCGGTGCCGAGTTCTTTTTTCTCACCCGGCGTCAAGTCGACGATCAATCCGTCCGGGGTTGCCGAGATGAAATTGTCAATGAAGGTGCGCTGATTCTTGCCGGCGAATTTCAGCCGATCGCCGAACCGCTCGCGCATGGCCGGCTCCCAAAAGAAATTCTCAAAGATGGTGCCGCGCGCTCGCGCGCCCCAGCTGTCGACGAAATCATTGTCACGCACCACGCCATAGACCGGATCGTTTTCGTTCTTGATCCAGAACGTCTTGCGGATGCACTGGCCGATCTCGGATGCGCCGACCGTGTTCATGCGATCGGTCTCAAACACCCGGTTGGATGTGACGGCGTATTGATCAAGTGCTGATTTGACCAGGCTCATGGCTTCACCTTTTTCCGAACGGCACTTGCTTGTGAATTTTCTCGATACCTTTCCTGCAGATCTGCTGAACACGGGCATCACTGATGCCGTGCTCTTTAGCGAGTTGATTGAAAGTGACGTCGGCGGCGTAGTGCAGCGCCAACATCACAGCCATCCGCTCCGGAAGCATGTTCAAAAGTTGTTTGACAAACACCGTGTCATCGAGATCGCTGCAACGTCGAAGGAGACTCATGACGCCTCCTTTAACTGCAGGCTGCGACCGTCGAGATAAGCTTTGACGATCTTGCGAATGATTTGGGTGCGCGTGACCTTGTTGATCTTCGCAAGCATGACGAGTTGTTCGAAATCGTGTTGGTCGAATGTCGTGGCGATCTTGGTGCTGTTCATGCTGTCATCACCCTCAGTTCACTACGGATGATTTCGAAAACCGTCGGCGGTTCATCGAAGATTGAATCGTCCATCGGCGAGTAGCCGTTGCGGATCCGCAAATTGATGATGGCGCCGCCGATCACGCTGACCGCCATCTCGCGGGAATGCCGGTCCGAATCCAAAAGCCATTCCTGCTCGCGGATGTAGGCCACCAGGGCGTCACCATCCTCGATGGTCATCTGCTTCAAGTGCTGCAGTAGCGCGCGCCAGTGCTCGCCGTCGCGACCGTCCAGCATCGCCTGAACTTCGGCGCGCTTGGCCTTGGCATAGGCCCGAAATTGTTTTGATGAATCCTCCATCGCCTGTTCCAGCGGCGACAGTTTCATCGGCGCGTCCTTTTCGGACTGCACGATCTTGACCTGGCGGTTACGCTCGCGCGTCTCCGCGGCCTTGTGCTTGGCCTTGGTGGCGGCGACCATCTGCGTTTGTGCGAAGCGTTCGAAGCTGTTGCTCACGGAGTGCATCCCTTGCTCATCGCCGCTTCCTCCGCGCCGCGGCTTTGCCGGCTTCAACCTTGCCCTTCTTGAAACCGCGCTTGAACGATTCACGGGCGATGCGCACCTGCTCTAGTGTCATCCCGTGCTTGCGGGCGATGGTGGCATCTTTCAACTTGGCAAAGCCAAGGTCATAGACGAGCTGGCCGAGCGGCGTTCGGCCGTACAGAATTTGCTCATCGTCTGACTTACGGCGGATCGGCATCAGTCCTCTCCCGCGGCTTTGGCGTAGAGAAAGTCCTGGCTCATCTCGACCAGGATCAGGGTCTGCCTTCGCGACGTCACGATTTCGCAGATCGGCCGGTGATCCTCCGTAAAGGCAACGATGTGCAGACCGCATTTCGGGTCATCGCAGAACGCCGCTTCGAAATGATGGGCCCGTGGCGTTTCCGGACCTGGCCGCCAGTTGTCATCGCGGTTCATAGCCGGCCCGCCAGCACGGCGCGCTCGACCTCGGTCAGATCCCAGGCCGCGACGACGTACCAAAGATCCGATTTGTCACTCAGCCGCTTCAATAGAAACGGATCGATCGGCGGCGCCTTGGTCCAGTCGGCTTCGAACAGGATGTGGTATGCCTCCAGCGCCCGCCGCGGTCGCAAGCTCAATGGGATCAGCGGCACGATTGCCTCGGCGCTGCGCCAGTCGGCTTTTCCTGAAAACGTCTTGGCCGGGAATTCAAACCAGCACGATTGAATGCGCCGGCCGTTGCGCCGCCGGCCGCCCGGCGACATCGTGGCGGCGCCGTTGCCGTGCATCGACAGATGACAAAGTTTCTGATCGGCGCGGGAGATCGCCAGCTTTGGTAAGCCCATTTCGTCAACACCGGCGGTCGCGATCGACTCCAGTGCCTTGATCACCAGGCCGCCCTTTTCAATGTGACGATAGGTGCGGATGATGTCGGCATCGGCCGGCGTCGAGTAATGCAGGTTCTTGAGATAAGCCTTGCGGTGCAGCGCGGCTTCCTCGGGTGATAATTTCAGCGGCACATGGTGCATGTCATGCTCCTATCGTGACGGACGGTTTCAGCACGCCCCACCCAATCAGGATGGCGACGGCGTCGTGAAGTGTGTGGGCGACGGCGTAGGAATGACCGAGCCGTTTGCATTTGGCGGCGAAACCAAGCTGCGCATCCGAGACCCGGCCGCCTTTGCGTTTCTTCATTTCCAGCCAGAACGTGACGGCGTCCGGCATCAGGATCGCGAGATCCGGCGCACCCTTTGTCAGGCCTTCGGCCTTCATCGCCTTGCCGGTTTTCCAGGATCGCTTGCCGGCGTTCGGTATCGCGATCACCGTGATGTCCGGGTGCGCCTTGCCGACCTCGATGATGCCGAGCAGCTTGACCTGCAGCGAATGTTCACTCGGGTTGCGCGGATCGGCATCAACAAAGGCAATCATTGTGTAAGTGAAGGCCCAGGCGAACGGGGAGCGGGCGTAGGTGGATAGGACAGCAGACCCCATTTACCTTCCGCATGCTCGCGATAGACGTTGGGAGATTTTTTGAATCCGGTGATCACCTGCTTCAAAGCGATTTCATTATTGGTTGCCAGACGAGAACCCTGTTCCCTCAATGGCTCAATCAGATCTTTCGGGAGTTGAGGGCCGAATTCGACCAGCCTCCTAAGATGAGATCCGAAAGAAACATTCATGATATTTTTTGGCAGCGTGCCGCGTTTCCGCCGGGCTGGCTCCGCTGCTACCGGCTCCGATGTCGTGGCCGATGCGGGCTCGGCGATTGGCGTTGCCGGCGCATTGCCGTACATCACGGATACAATCTTGGCTAACTTCAATCCGTCTTCCGGAGTCAATTTTAGCTTGCTGATGGCACTGATAGCTTCACCGAGTGGATCGAATTCGGTAGTCATGACGTCTCTCCCTTGGTTGCGAAATGAACGTCGGCGTTGCAGCCGGATCGGGTCTTGCGCTTGGTGCCGGTGGTGATCAGCCAACCTTTTTTCTTCATGTCGGAGAATCTTGCCGAGCAGGTTTGATGCTTCATGCCGAGAATCCGTTCGGCCTCATCGCAGGTCAGCCCAAGTGTCGGCCGCTTGCGCAACACCGCCAGGATCCTGGCGTAGTCTGCATTCTTGTTGGGCGTGGTCGCTTCATGCGCCTCGATGCTGCGCGCGTTGCCACCGTGATAGTCGGCGGTGATGTCGTCGCTCATGCCGCTTTCCTCGCAGCTTTTTTCGCGCTGTTGACGACGTGATAGCTGGACCAAATGCCGAATTTCTGGCTCTTGATTTTCACATGCGTGCCGGCCAGCAATTCGTTGATCTGGAAAATGTGCTGCTGCACGCGATGGGTATTGCCGCGCCGATCGTCCTCGATGTTGGCGGCGATGCCTTCGGCGGTGATGCCAGGAAAGCGTTGAATGGTGTCGAAGATCGCTGCCTTGCGTGCTGGCAAATAGATGCCGCCGCGCTCTTGTGGCGGTAACGGTTGTCGACAGTGTCGGCAGAGTTCGATCTGGCTCATGCCGCCATCTCCGTCAGCCGGTCGATGACGGCGCCGCCTATGCTTTGGGCATGGCCCTGGCTGTCGCGGGTCAGCGCGTGCTGAATGGTCTGCAGCTGCACGCCATGCTGCAGCGCCAGTGACAGCACGATGGCGAAGTCACGGGCAATCGCCTGGATCTGCTCGCCGCTCTTGCCGCCGGTAATGAAAACCTCGCCGATCGACCCGTCGTCATAGAAACCGACATCGACGACGTGGTTGCCAGCTAGGCCACCGAACGATATTTCGAAACGTTCACAGCCACGGCGATCGGGTAACGCACAACGTGCTGTCATTGCCGTACCTTTCGTGACAGATGGAAATGCCCCAGGCAGTAGCGTGAGCCTTCGATCTGCGGCCGGCCGCAGAATTGATATGGGTACTCGCCGTCGCACGGGAATCGGCACTCACCCTTGCGCAACGCCAGCACCGGCAGGTTGGCAACGCGCAAAGCGTGCCGCGGCAGTTCTGACTTCGGCAGCAATGGGGTGATCGGTGTCGTCCGCAGCAACAGCGGCAACGGCTTTGAAAACTTCGGCGCGAAGCGATCGTAACCGATGCGCTCATGCGCCGGCTTAGCGCGACTCTTGCGCGGCTTGCGCGGCATCGGCTCGGTCGGCTTGCGTCGCGGCAACGCCAGGCGCCGCGCTTTGCCGATGCATTGATTCTTGGTCAGCTTGATACGGAATTCATCGGCGAGCGTTCGCGCGATTACGGTGTAGCCGTGGCCGCTCTGATGGAGTTCGGTCAGGCGTTCCGTCAAACCCGATTTGCTGAACCAGACCGCATTGCGTGAATTATGTTCGGAGTGAACCATACGGCGTCTCCTTTTTATTTTGGTATTGGGCCAGCCGGGTTCGTTCCCGCCGGAAGGATCCCGGCTGGCCGTCGTCTTCCGCGGGTACGCGAAACCAAAATCCCGCAGAAATTTTTATGTCGCTAAGATATCGATCCGTAGTTGCGGGCCGTGCTGTTACGCGGCGCGTCGTTTAGAAGGCTTCTGAAAACCACGCATTTTCCATAGGTGCGGCGGCGCGGTGTATCCGCGCTTGGCCAATTCCTTGATCATCAGGGCGTAGGTATTTGCCGGAAACGCTTCGAACGAATGTAGCCAGTTCCATACCGCGGGATCTTTAGCCTCGGTCAGCTCCCCGACCTTTTCGGGACCGCCCAAAACTTCAATAATTTCCGCGGCCTTTGTCAGGCTTGTCAGTTTTTTCATCACACGGTTACCCTGGTGAGGACAACCATCGTGCTCCAAAATTCCTTTGGAAGTCAAGCCTACCTAATAAGCCAGCTCAAAAATTTCTTTGGAACGAATTATGAACGTCAATCAACATTACCGTGACAGGACTCTAAGTTTGAGTTAGCGACTAGCCTTCAAAATAATTTTGGAAAACGCCAATTTGGCGTTGACCAAATCAGAATTTTTATGCAATTTTCGGTTTATGGCTGACGAACTTCTCATTACTGAAAACGAACTTGAAGCGATCCGTCGCAGGCTTATCGCAATTCGCAGATTCGTGACTGGTGACAATCAGTCTGAGTTCGCGCGAAAGCTCGAAATTCATCCCAACCGCTGGAATAACATCGAGCGCGGTTCACCGCTCACCCTGCGGTTGGCAATGCAGATTGAAAAGCAAACTGGTTTGCCGATCGAATATACGATCTTCGGGCAGACTATTCGGCTGACGCCAGCCAAGCGGCGTCAGCTGGCAGAGCTTGAGCGTTCCTGGAATAAGTGATTGCTGGCGAACCAGATCAGCTCATCGAGCATGACCAGCGCGTCATGGTCGGAAACACCGGTCGCGAAAAGATCAGATCGTCGGCCGGCGCGGATGCCTGACCGTTCATATTCCAGGTGTGCTAAACACTTTTCTTGATTTGGTTCCAGATCCGGGACGATTGCGTAAGCGCCCATGCGAAGCGCCAGTTCCTGTTCCGTCATTTCACTCCCCTGTGGCGCTTCTGATATAGACCTCCACATATCCGATTGATCAGTTGGCGCCAGTAAAGTTACGCTGACGACTGCTACCGTCAAGGGCAATGTCCGGTACCAGACAAAATATATTGGCACTTCCCAAATTCCTTTGACTACCAAACTTTTTTGGGTATAGGCTGACCTCCGACACACCATCGGAGGCCGCGTATCATGGCCGATCGTGCACATCTCCAGCGTCTGGCGCGTGAATTCTCTCAGCAGCATCGGCCGCTTGAAGCGGGGTGGATCAGCTTCCGCCTGGCATGCGACCTTGAAGATGCTCCCGATCAACAGCTCGAAGACATGCGCAACTCGTTTTTTGCCGGCGCGCGCTATCTGTTGACCGCTATCGTCGAACTGGAGATGAGCGACAACGAATCCGATTTCGGTCGCGGCATGGAGATGTACGAGCGCGAGCTGCGCGAATTCATCCGCGATTTCAGTTCTCGCAACATACCGACGGTAGGATCCGCCTGATGGGAGTACGTCATGTCTCCATTCTGGATCGGATTGCTGATCGGTTTGTTCAGCGGCGGCTCGTTGGGCGCGCTGATTATGGCAGCCGTGGTGCTGGCCAAGGATGCGGATCGCGCGGCTGGAATAAAGGATGAGGGGGAGCGATGATCATGCAGTTGGAAGCGCCGCCACTGGCGATCACCGTCGTGCTCGCCTCATCCCTGGCTGCGATCGGCATCGTTGCGGCTACGGCTTCGCGCAGCGCGCCACCGGCCATTGCACAGTTCGCTGCGTTGATCCCGCCGCCGGCCTATTTCGATGAACGCTGGTGGATCGGGGATGATGATAATCCAGTCCTGCTCAAGGCCGACCGGGCGCCGCTGGCGCCGATCATGAATCGAACCGAGCGTCGTGAGGCGGCGTTGGTTGGGATGGCGACGCCACGAATTGACGTGGCTCAAACTGTCGGGGCGACTGTAAGCGCCCGTCGCCATCACAGTTTCTGTGACCGCAACCCAACGAAAAAAAGGAAAGTCTGGATATCGAGTACGCGGTGGACTTGCCGAAAATGATCAAACCCTGGAGCGAAGTCACGCCGCACATCTACATGCCGGATTACCAGGCAATGGGTGACTGTCGGGTCTGCGGTCACGCCGAAAATCAACCATGGCATCTATACGGTATGGGAACCAATTCGACCGGCTGCACAGAATGGGAACGCGACTATGACCCGGTCACCGAACAACCAATCGAGGAACCGGCCATGACCGCAATCGATATGTCTCGCCTGGATCTGCAGAAGAAAGAATTTGATACGCTGGTCGCACTGACCAAGGCCTACAATGCCTTACCGCCGGTTGTCGATGACGACTATCCCGAGATGCGCTTTCGTTACGAAACCGCTTTGCGCGACTTCATATATGCGTTGGAAGATAACGGCCGACTGATCAGGGTGCCCAAATGATGATCGTCAAGGTGCAGATCCCGATTGTGAGCAACGACCCGGCGCGGCCGGCGCTGGTCTATGCCGAGCGACACAAAAATCAGGTGCAGCAGTCGCTCGATGCGGCGACGGTTGCTCAGATGGGCGACGACCTCAAAGGATACTTCGAAGCTGAATTCAAGAATGGCCGGTGGATCATCGGCAAGCGCGTCGCCGACAGGAAGTGGTGATGTCACTCTACACGGTTTACCGCGTCGAGCATGATGGTTTCGAGGGTATCGCGATCGGCAGCTACATCACGCTAGAAGGCAAGGAGGGCGTGGTGCTGCAGCAGATCAATACCCGCGTGGTTCACGTTTATTCCCGGCGCTGGTTGGCGCCAACCGAATTCGAATATGACGCGGACAGTCGCCGCGTCGCAAGGAAGACCGGATGACGACCCCGACTTACGATGCGGCCTGCTACGCGCTAGCAGAACATTTTCTACAGGACGATGCGCTCGACGACATCGAGCTGCACGAAATGCTGTGCTGCGACCTGGCACGCGAGATCCAGCAAGCGATTGAAGGTTGGCTGTTCATTCACGTCATGGCGGAGCGCTCGACATGCTGAACGCGGCAATCAAAGACATCCCCCTGCCCGTGCGCATGACCCGCCGGCCGGTGTCGTCACGCGGATTCCCGGTGCCGTGGTTTGTTTCGTTCCGGGATGGCGATTGGGATTTTGTCAACCTGGATCCGCGCAAGATCGTCGATGCCTATCATCAGCAGATCTGCTGGTTGTGCGGCGAGAAGCTTGGCCAGTTCAAATCATTTTGCATTGGACCGATGTGTAGTATTAACCGGGCGACTAGCGAGCCTGCACAACACAAGGAATGCAGCGAATACGCGGTGCGCGCCTGTCCGTTCCTCGCGAGGCCGGGCATGAGACGCAACGACAAGGCGACGCTGGCGCCCGGAAACATTGCCGGCATCCACCTCGACCACAATCCTGGTGCTTGCGCGATCTGGACCACTAAATCCTACAAGCCGATGCAGGTTGGCGACGGCGTACTGTTCGAACTTGGCGACCCGGTCAGCGTCAGCTGGTGGGCGCACGGTCGCAAGGCAACCCGTGCCGAGATCGACGCCGCGATTGCCAAGGGCTTGCCAAAACTGCACCAGGCCGCGGCCCTAGAAGGCAAGGACGCCATGCGTGACCTGGATCGCTATTTAGCGCGTGCCGAAAAACTGTTGCCGGCGGAGTAGATCATGACAACCGAGAAGCCAACCGAGAAACGATTTGTTCTCCATTACTGGGAAGGCGGACCGTTGACCGAGGACGGTTGCTCGACGACATGTATGCTGCCGCACGATCATGAAGGCCCGCATCAGTGGACGCGCGATGACAAGATTGAAATCTCGTTCCCGGTTAGAGCGGCGGAGTGAGCATGAAATTGGTAGTCGAATTCGAGAGGCCGACAGGTGCCAGCATCGACGACGTCGCCGACTTCGTTCACTCGGCGCTGTCGTCCTGGGGCGGCGGTCTGCATCCGGAAGACCCGATGTTTCATTCGCTGCGTGACCGGATGCAATACATCACGGTTCACGGCAAGAAGTACCTGGTGGTCAAGGATGGATTGGTGGTCTGCAAATGAAAAAATTTGATCACGCTACCCATGACGAAATCGTTTCTGGTCAGAAGTTCGATCTCGAACGTACCGTCATGATGTTTTCGATCGGTGAGTATCCGCGGCTGTATAGCAAGGCGCTGGCGACCGCTGTGATGTCGTGGCGCGCGCTCAAGATCAAGCCATCGACTGCGATCATCATTCATCTTGGTGGTTACGATAACGATCCGCGCGAGTTGTGGGATATTCCACAGGCCCGCGAATTCATTCGTAAGTTTGCCGAGAGGACCGGCGCACACAAACATCCCGCCATCGATCCGACCTCGCGTGCGCTGTTGCTGGCGTGCGGCGCCGATCCGGAATTGAAGGTTAAGGTCGACATGATCACCGCTGAGGAAGCTACCGAACGTGATCTGGAATTTTTCAAGTCACGGCTCAAGGAAGTGCCATGACAGAGGCAGAGCTGATCGATTTCACCAAGCTTGTAACCGAACGAACCCGCAAGGCATTCATGACGGTGGGGCAATTGATTGAGGACGACACCGTGCGCGGGGCGATGTTGCTGGGAGTCGCTGCCGATTTCGTTCGCGGTGCTGCCGAGACGCTGCGGGATATAAAGCCTGAAATCACCGAAGACTTGGCGCTGAAAACCACCATCGCTCAGCTGATGCAGGTGCTTGAGATCATCGAGTTCGGCCCTGACGGAGCGAGGTTGAGAAAGGTCGCAAGCGGAGAACACAAGTGAAGTGGGAGCGATCGAGAGCCTGGGAACGATCGGCCGCACTTCGCGCCATGAGTATCGACTATCGCTATCGAACCTCGATGCCGATCCGCGACATGCACAACGATGGTCGCATTGTATTCTGGGTCGACATCTATGGCTGGACCGGCAGCGATGTCTGCATCATTCCGGGCGGCGACGAACCGACGATGAAAGCTGTGCTGCGGCTTGGGCTCGACCCGAACCGGTATCAAGCCATGATTTGGGATGCCGATGTCACATCTAACCAAACTGCCAGGCGTACCAGATCGCGATAGCGTCAAGCCCGGCATGGCGCACTACGCCGGCTCCGGGCCCTACGGCAAAACCTGCGGGTCATGCAAATGGCGCGGCTATTTTCGCAAAGGCAAGGACAAGGTCAACCCGCGCACGCATATGATTGAAAGCAAGCGGGTCAAGACCATGGGCTGCCGGGAATTTTTGAGACTGACGCATCGCCACGGTCCGGCAGTGTTCAGTGAATGGCCGGCGTGTAAATTCTATAGCGAGGCAGAGTGATGACAACTTTGAAGGTCAACGATCGCGTGATCGTCAAGGTGCCGTTCTCCGGCAGGGATGCCCGGCCGTTCACCGGCACCATTGTCGGCGAGGCCCGCGACGGCCACGCCTGGCAGATCGTCAAGGATGGCACCAAGTGGCCAAAGGGTATTCATAAAAGCTTTGTGGAGCCGGCCCATGAGCAAACGTAATCCATATGACAGCGACGGCTTCCGTCGTTGGGCCGATGACATGCGCAAGCGGCTGATCCCGCAGATGCGCGGATCCGAACACGTCCTGATGATCGCGCCGAACATGGACGCGAAGTTCGATATCGAGTTTGCGGTGCAGATCGGTGCCGCCATCCTGCTGGAGAAGCCGCTGATCCTGGTTGTGCATGCCGGACGTGTGGTGCCGCCCAAGCTGCTGGCGATTGCCGACAAGATCATTGAAGCGGATCTCAACGATGAGGCTGGGATCCAGGAACAGATTCGAAAAGCCATGAATGATCTAGGACCGCAGTGATGGGCGAGGACTGGGAACGGGACTATGTCGAGATGATCGAAGCACCCTGGACCGATGAGCAGGTCGAAAACCTGAACCGCTGGCAGCAATGCGGCTATGTGCATCCGTTTACTTGCGCCAACCATCATGAAGGCTCGCGCGATCTGATCGCACGCAACGATGGCTGGCATTGCCCGACATGCCCTTACACTCAAACGTGGGCGCATGAGAGCATGATGCAGGGACCGCCGCCAAATCCTTTTGACAGGAGTCCATGATGCATACCAAGGACAAGCTCGCCGATGCATTGGCCGCAATCGGCCTCACCGAGATGGCCGAACAGGCGCGCACCGGATATTACCACGACTTCCTTTCGCCGCTGCCGTTGCCGGAGATCCAGCTGGCGGAAGATCTGCTGCAGGCCTCGATGATCAAGCCGGACATCCGGGATGATATCCTTGAGCTGCGCGAGCGTGTGATCTGCGGCGACTTTGATGCCTCGACGGAGGAATCTGAGGAATGGGCGGCCAGCGCTGAGGGCCAGGAAACGTTCAGGAAGTTGGTTAAGTAGTTGAGCGGGCCAGTGATCAAGGACGATGTCGAACGCGCCCTACGTTTTGTGGCGCATCTCATCGTAGATCGCGGCATGGTTGAATATCTGCCATTACTGGAACGGATAGAACGAGACTATCGCAAATTCGAAACGGGAGAAATGCGCGATCCTATTGCAAAGGCTCGCGCTGTTCTCGATGCACTGGATCAGAAGGCAAGTTGATTCATGACCGGCAAGGTGAAATCAACATCTTTGAATCCATAGTCTTCCTTTTTAGGATTGTGCCCCATCAGGTAATCGATGGTTTCCTGATGCGTGCCTTTGGTGCGCAGCAAGCGGTCCTTGAAGGTGTGCCGCAGGCAATACAGTGTTTTCTTTTCTTCATCCGGCACATCCGGCTGCAGGCCACGCAGCCAGTTATTGATTTGCAGCCGAACATATTCGTGGTTCTCGCGGAATTGCGGGAAGCCATTTGGATTGCGCTTCATCGCTTCAAGCGCGACACCAACCAACGGGATCTTACGTTCTGAGAATTTGTTCTTGATTGCCCGACCGTTGCCGGCGCGGATATCCAGATAGGGAATGTCCGTATCGATGTGAACGTCATCGTTTGGCGTGCGGATGATTTCTGATGGACGTGCGCCCGTGTCGATGCAAACCAGCACAAGGTCATGGATTTTTGAATCAAGATCGTTCGGCTTTGCCAGCATTCGCTGGCGCACAAAGTCGATAGCAAACGGCATGCGCTTGCCTTGTGCCTGATCAAATGGATTTTTGCGGTGGTACAGCTGAATCGGTTTGCCATCTGGTCGCATCAATTGACGTTCGTCGACAACGTCGCGCACCATTTTAGTCAGGAAGGCGAATTGCTGGCGCGCTGTTTCCATGCCCTTGCCTTCTTCCTCAATGTACTCCATGCAATCGTCAACGAACTGGCGACCGTCGGCCGAAGTCAACGTTGCAATGTCTTTGTCGCCAATCGATGTGATTAGCCGAGCGACCGCAAGGTTGCGGACTTGTCGCCAGCGGGCGAGTTCAGGTTTACCTTTCTTGTCCGCAGTCAATGTTTTTCGTATCTGGGGGATGACCTCAAAAGCCTCTCGCAGTTCTGACAACAAAACCGTCTTCTCGGGTGGGGGGTCGCCACCGAGTGCACCGCGGATATCATCTATGTTGGTTGGGTCACCCTTCGGCTGTTCCGCAGCCAGGACATTGATGCGAGGATAAAACTGCGCATCGGGCAGCTTCATAACATCCTCTCGCGACAGATACTGGAGACCCATCCTCATGGCGGCCTTTATGCCTGCCTGCAAATCCCGATAGGCGTCGGCGGTGGTCCGGCCACGCAATAGATCTGCCCAGTAGTGATTTTGTTCTTGGTCAATACGCGCAGCGATACGGCCGGCCCGCCTACCGTGTTCGTCATCGTCAACCATGATTTTGGTGGTCCGGCGAACGATGCCTCTCTTGTCGAGATGGGCAACGTCGGTGGGGACTCGACGGTTGTAATACCACCAGCCGCTGAGCTGGATCAGATGATTGCGGGCCATTGACCTTCCGTTTTCAAAATTATTTTGAAACCAGAACATGGCAGCGAATCGTCGAAATCACAAGAGGTTTGGATAAAGAAATGTGTGCAGATGTGTGTGAGGCATATTGTTGATAACACTACACATTATTGATTTTATTGAAGAAATTGCCAGGTTCTCACGCCACCTTCTGTGGCACCGGCCGCTTTTTTCAAACCGTTTTTTCCTTTATTTTCAGTCACTTATTAGATTGCCTCGATGACTGTGTGTGCAGAATTGTGTTTGGATCTGTGTGTAAAAATTCTTTTGATTTTTCTTCTGCTTTGAGGCTGTCATTGAATTGAACGGGGGTGCATGCGCAAGAGGGAGAATCGGTCAATGGCCACCGATAACACCGCCCAGATGTTCATCGACGGCGCCATGATGCAGCTCAGCGAGACGCCGGAACAAAACCCATGGGCCCGCATCAGCGAGATCGCTGCCCAGCTCGGCGTCAGGCCGGCCCAGCCGGGCAAGGCGACCATCCTGGCGCCCGGCGCTGACGGTGAGGCCTATGACGTCTGGGAAGTCTGTAGCGCCTTCCTGGCGCGGATGGACCTGGTAGCCCGCCTCGACCGGGTGGACGCCGCCCTGGCCGGCCAGCTCAGTCGGTCGATGACCGAGAATGCCCGGCTCAAGATCGAGCTGGCCAAAACACGTCAATCTACTTGACCTTATAGATCTTCCCGAGCGCGAGACCGGCCGTCACGATCGCCTTGCGGATATTTTTGTACTGCCGAGATTTCAGGCGCGCGGCGATGTAATCCGTGTTGCGTGCATAGCGACGGTGGCGCGGCTCAGCGAGGATCCCGACATTGCACAGCGTTCTGACCGCCCGGCGGACGTTGGTCGGCGGGATGCCTGTTTCTTTGGCTATCTCGTTGACTGGTTTTGGATTGAGCATCGAATCCTCGCGCCACAGCACAAAGGCGACGATCAGCTGCTCGTACACGGCACCGGGGTGCTTATTCTTATCACCATAGTCTTCGTGCATGTTTTTTATCACCGTCAGCATCATTGTTGAAACAATAACCGATTGCTGAATGAGGTCGTTCAACTCTTTAGCTGGCATTCCATCCTCCCGACGCGCGTTTGATCTACGCGTTGCATTCACGATCACTTCACGATGGGATAACGCTGTTCATTTTCGCCGGCTTATGTTCGGTTGCCGACTTTTCCTTGTCCCTGTCAGGTTACCAGCTACCAAAATTATTTTGAAGTCGAGCAACCTTCATGGTACTCATTACGTTGATCATACCTTCTCCTGGTGTCTGATCTAAATCAAAACCTTTGGGGAGAATTGCGCCGGTGGCCTCGTCATCCCCAAAGAAAGCGGGCCATGCCCGTTCGCGGACGCTTGAGTTCGACAAGGTTGTAGGCGCCAGGCTGCGCGCCTACCGGAAAGAACTCGGTCTGTCGCAGCCCAAGTTCGCCATCAAGCTGGCGATCAGTCCGCAGCAGCTACAAAAGTATGAGACCGGCGTTAACAAACTCTCATTCGGCCGGGCCATCGAGGTGGCTGATTTGTTGGGTATCAGCCTGGCTGAACTCGGCGGCCTGGGTGAGATGCCGCGATCGACGAATGGCAAACCGGTCCGGATGTCGAAGCGGCCGACCAATTAGGTCTGGCATACTGCCCCTTGACGTAATACGTATCATGCTCTATATTCCCTCACAGCATTCAAGCTTTTGAAAAGGAAGATATTTACCATGGCTAGAAGTCGAAGCGACCATCCCGGCAAGGTACTGCTGGAAGATTACATGACCCCGTTCAACCTGTCGGCCAACGCCCTGGCACGGGAACTGGGAGTGCCGCCCAACCGAATCAGTTCAATCGTCAACGGCTCCCGTTCGATCACCGCCGACAGCGCGCTGCGCCTGGCGCGGTACTTCCGGACCACGCCGGAATTCTGGCTGCACATGCAGAACGATTACGAGCTGGCGGTGGCGCGTGCCGAAGCCGGCAAGCAGATCACCGCCGACGTCCGGCCGTCCAAGGAAGTCGAAGCGGCGTAGTTGGCGCCTCACCTGCGCGACGACAAAGACCCCAGCCCCCTTGTAGTGGTGCGGGGAGGCTGACCAGAAGGGCCACGCTCTTGAATGGAGCGTGGTCCTTTTGGTTTTTTAAGCGCCCAGTGAGCGCGCCAGGGCCAGCACGGCCTTGGCTTCGGGCGGCTGCAATTTCATCATCGCCTCGATAATCGCGAGTCCGTCATGCGTTGCCAGATAGGCCGAGACCTTTGATAGTTGCGGTGCCTTGCCGTTGCCGTTGTCCAGGTCACCCATGAAATATTCCATGTCGGTTTTCAGGATGCCGCAGATCTGATGTAGCCGGGCGGCGCCGACCCGGTTGACGCCCTTCTCATACTTCTGAACCTGCTGAAAACTGACGCCGAGTTCCTTGCCGAGCACATCCTGGCTGATGTGCATTTCCATGCGTTTAGTGCGGATTCGGTGCCCGATCAGGGTATCGATCTGGGTTGTCCCGCGCTTAGTTTTGAGTGTGACTGCTTTCTTGCGTGGCGCCATTTGATTCACTTCTCCCAACTTTTTCCGGTCCATTTTCGTCTGGTATTCGGCTTGCTATGGCCATTGGATTTCTTAGTTGGCTTGTTTGCTTTCGCTTCTTCTTGACGCTTTTCCAGCCATGCTCTGCCGGACTTGCGTTCCTTTTCGACATCGATCGCGTGATCTTTGACAAATTCTTCCTTGTAACCCAGCGACGTGATGACCGCCGCGATGGTGGCGTGCTGTGGCGAGCGTGTCTTTCCGTTGAACCAATTGTCCAAAGTTGTTGTCGAAACGCCGCTGATTTCATGGACGATGCCGAGCTTCTTTATGAGGCCTTCGTCCTGAACAAGCGTGCGGACTTTGTCGATGACCGGATTCTTATCGATCATATTGTAGGTGCGGTACATCCGCAGCACGCCCCTAACCATTGGCTGCTGCCTCCGGTGCTGTTTCGATCTTCATGCCTTTGGCAGTCAACTCGTAACCGGCGCCGTTCTTTCTGATGAGGGCTGCCTTGCGGGCGCGATCAAGCACGCCGGAGATCGACTTCGGTGACATGCCTTTTTCAGCCATGTGATTGCGCAATTCGATTGGCGCCTTCGGACCGTCGGCCAACAGCTCGCGCAATACGATGTTGCCGGATCCAGGAACGGCGCGTCCCTTCGGAGCGGACTTGCCCTTGGCCGCCTTTGCTGGCTTCGCTGGTGCCGGCAATGCCAGGGTGGCGCCGAACTGTGCGCGCGCCTTGGATGTCAGTTGCCAGACACCCTTACTGCTGCCGCGCTCGACCACGCCCTCCTTGCTCAGCTTGCTGGTCGCCGTATAGAAACTGGATTTCTTGCCGCCGATCGTCGCGGCCAGTTCGTTGAGATGCTTCGGCCCGTTCATCAACATCTTGACGACTTGCTGCGCCTGGGTGCCCCGATCGGATTTGGCCGCGGCATCTTCAAGTTGCTTGCGGCCGGCGCCAAGGCCACCTTCACCGAGATCCAGCTTGAAATCAACCACACCGGGCATGTCATTGATTCTACGCACGCATGTTCCGAGCGCGAGTTCTTCCACCTTGATGATGATTGTGAAAAAGTTTGGCATTACGCGAGCCCTCTATCTACAGGTCATAGAAGGCTAGTTGACACTTTTGCGGTTGTATAGGGTCTAAGTGCACCTATAACAAAATTATTTTGGGATGCTCAAAACAAATTTGCCACATTGTCCCAAAAGGCAA